AGTCCCAAAGAGAATGCCGGTCAAAATTCGGTCAGCAGTACCTTAATTGATCAGCGTAGAAATGCCACTGTGGTAGCAGCACAGCCTCACTGTGCAACGATCTCTGTGTCTTCTATATTTTTTTACGTCTAAAATTATCGCTTAATGTAGGACAAATTTAACGTGTTGTAGATAGTGTATTATTCTTTCATGTGTATATTATTGTGTCATATGTATATTATTTGTGTATTGCAATATGATTAAAAGTGTGCTCTAGTTTATTATATGTACATATTGTACATTTGATATACTATATATATATATTATTTATGTACAATTGTATTATTAATGCACTATATTTGTATTATTAATGTTCTATTTGTTATAGCTAGCACATACATACGTAGAAGTAAATAGTTTATAAGGAGAATATTGCACTTAAATGTAAAATAAATATTACTATTTGTGTTAAATAAATACTTGTTGTAGTATTGTCTTACTCAATAACGCCTTGTTATTGAGAGTTTCTAGCAAGTGTTCAAAAATTACCGTTTTGCCTCACTTGCCTCACTACTTGCCTCACTTCGACCTCGAAAAAACTTCAGTAGAAACAACGGTGCCTCACTTGCCTCACTTGCCTCACCCCTTTTTGGGTTATCGCCCAGGAAGAGCCACGTCGTCATGCCTCATGCCTCACACTCACACAGGGGAAGCGTTAGCCAGCCACACCACACTCCTTCCTTTATTATTATTATTATTATTATTATTAAAAAATAAGTGAGGCAAGTGAGGCAAGTGAGGCATCCTTGTTTCTACTACAGTTTTTTTGCCTGATATTTTTTGTACAAGTGAGGCAGAGTGAGGCAAGTGAGGCAAATTGCCTAAATTGTAAACAAATGTTCAAAGTTAACACTAACTCTTGCATTAATTTTACACTACTCTTGCATTAATAATGTACAGTATTTATTATACTCAGTACATTAATTTGTCTAGTGCAAAAATAACACTAAAACACAAGATCAATAATTGCTCTAGTGCAAAAATAACACTAATCAACAAGACAACTAATTGAACACTGTTCAATAATTAACACTATACAACTCTCATTATGTAAGTTACCATACAGTCCTTAGTTGGCAATGTTTAGGATAAATAATTGCCAGTGGGACGAGCGATTGGTTTTATATCCACCAGTCGCTCACTAAAAAAGGATAAAACGCCATGCTTGCCTCATCTCGACTCACTGTTAACCTAGCCTATTTATTGATACTAATTCTTATTATCCGGTCTGATCACGAGCAAAATCTCTGCTTTTGGTTTGTCTATGCAATTTATTTGCGCCAATGTTTAAAAACAATCGTCATAATTTTAGTAACAATAGCTGAACATTCCCAATCTAAAATGAGAAATAGACAAAAATAGTGGAGTTATGTAGATACTTGTAGCAAACCAACAAACAAATTTTTATAATTGCCGTCTAGATAAAAGGATATAACCGATGATAATCTCTAAAGTATTTGATATACAGTTCGTTGATCGTTCTTTTCTGCAAGTGTTAGCCACTAAACCAGCGAATTCCAGCGTAAAAGAATTCTCTATTTTCCGTAAAGCAGGGTATGCGGAACTTCCACCCGACAAAATACTCTTAACAACGCTCTATAGAAAGAAGCTGGAAACCAGCATTAACACTCTGTATTGGATAATACCCACGAAATTTTCTGATCGTCCTCACAACTCAAAACAGCTTTGTGTTGTACACAGCCACATCGAATTCTACTTTAATGAGCTAACCTCTGGTTCTACAATAGTAATGGGCTTCACTGAACCGACTGGTGCGACCGAATTCATAGTTAAGGAGTGGACATAATGAAAGAGCTCAAATTTAAAAGCTTTGGCATAGAACTCTTATTGAAATTGCATCCAGCGTGCGAAGAAAAGTTCTACAATTCATCCATTAAATATTATAAATTGTCTATAAAAACCCCACCCAGAGAAGTTGCTCTATTCGGTGAATACAACTTTACAGGCATTACGGCGCAAGGACTTGATATTATTGATGCACAGGAAAGAATCTCTAATTTATTAAGAGCAAAATCTGTTTTAGGACTGGTGAACCAATGAAAACATTCACAGTAGGCAGCCGAAAAATAGCGATTGTTCTTGAACAGATTAATTCCTTTTGTAACATTCACCTCTTTAGCGTGTATTACATGTTAGATCTTCCTGAGATCATTAAAGAAGTGCGTTCCGAACTCTTTGCAGACAATAATTTTCCATTATTTATGATTGGCGCAAAGGATGAAGATGCAGCCGAAGAGCGCGTTAGAAAAATTATACGTATTATAGAGGCTAGCCATAAACAATGAAAGAATTCGAATTCAACGACAATACCTGGTTTGTCACCAACACATGCCTACAATTATTCGCGAAATCTCCTACGTATGCTGTGGGTCTACGATTTAAAGGCTCACTTATTGATTCCGAAGTGGCATTATTTTATATAGAAGCATTAGACGAAGAAATGGCCGTTGAACGCGCCCGTAGAACATTACGCTATTTACAGCCGTTGTTAGCAGTGGAAAATAAGGAACCAGCATGAAAAACTTCGTAGACTGGTTTTTAAAAGCCGAAGACCCACAAAAGCAAGAAGGCGTATGGGTAGACGCAAGCACAGGCACGCCTTACCCACGCCGCGAAGAACTCCATAAATTCTTTATAAAGCCCTACGCTGAAAAGTTAAAAATGACCGTGCCGCGTACCGTTAAAATGTTTGGTGGTGGCGTATTGCACATGATGGGCGACGTTGAAGCCTTTAAAGATTATAATAAGGCGTGTGACCTACGCTTTAAAACGCTGTGTAAAGTAACGCCCGAGCAAGCCGAGATTCTGTGTGTCAGTTGGCGTTTTTGCCACGTCAGCTTTTGGCTTAAAAATGAGGACGTCATGCCAGAGTTGGGCGAGCGTGCAGAACGCTACATTGCGCTAATGAAAAAGATACAAGAACTTGATATTCACGGATATAAGATTATTGCTGCTAGCCCAAGAATGAGTACTCCGCTTGATTTATCCATGGACGAAAGGGCATCATTAGGCGCAATAGAATCTGAACTAAAAAAAATAAGGACTGAAATATACCATTTATTTAAGTAACCATCGCGCGTTCCGGTGGTGTAGTGGAAACAGTGCCAGTTAATTACTGGATCAGTTAAGCGTGAGTAAATTGGCGGACGCGCCGTTTGAAAAACTTAACTTCACCTGACCGACAGGAGAGACCCGTTCGATCCGGGGACGGAACGCGCTATGATTATTGAATAGGAGCAAACAATGAACCGTCAAGAATTTAAAGAAATATACTCTAAAAAGGAATTTCTTGGGGAAGACGTAAATATTTATTATGATTGCGATTCTTTTCACATGGTATTGTCGACGGATACTTTTGAAGAAGCCGATCCAGAAGTTATCTATCTGTCCGATGAAGTTTTAAGTAAACTAATGAAATATTGTGAGAAATTTTTAAAAGATCAAGCAACGATTGAGTGATCTTATTGAGTGGCAACAACGTGACTGTGAGTAAGTCAGGCAGTGTCGGTAGGATTGCAGGTCTAATCCCGTGACCCGACTAAGCGAAAAGCTGGCTGTTGGTAGCCCACAAGGGTGATGCTTTACCGTAGAGGTTATGAGGCGCAATGTGGTTTGATTCCACTTGTTGTTACTCAATAAGAACATTGATAAGGAACAATATTTTTATATGGCTTTAGCGTTGGGCGGTGTAGGTAGCCTTTCTCCTTGAGTAATTGGAGCTAGCCGAATTTTTCCACCATGATGCGCAATCATACAAACTTGCACGTTAAAGCAAAAGGCAATTTATGGTAGTAGCGGCGTTGATAGAAACGCAGGTGGAAATGTTTCAAGTGGAGAGCTATAACTCGGAATGATACGGTCGCCCCACACGACAGCCGTTGTAACGCATTCCTAGCAAGTAAAATCTTGCCTACTACCACCTTATTAATAATGTGCAAACCAGTTAAATAAACTTGTTGCAAACAAACTTATTTATTGTTATTATACTCGCATGGCAGTAAGCCATATATAAAAGGATATAAAGTATGAAAACTCTCAAATTAAACGTCATCAAAAAGAACCGCGTTTATTTTAAATGCACAAACGAACAGGGTTATGAAGTCAAACTCAAAGTCACTCCAAAAAGCGAAAATTTGTCGTTAGGCGAACAAGAACTCCTTGTTAATGATATTTCAGTAAGATCCAAATACGGCGTTGATGTTATCTATGAATTAGAGTCTGAAGTCAAAGATCAAGGCGTTGTTACGCTTAAGCATAGATACAATGAGTGGCTTGTTGCTTCTTGTCAAAACCTTGGCGGTCGTTGGGACGCTGATGCAAAAGTGTGGGTTTTCCCCAAAATAGTTGAAGACGCGGTTGAAGAATTGGACTTTAAATACAATTCAAACGTCAGAACAGTTGACCTGATTGCGACTAAAAATACTTACACGGGCAAGGACGCGGTCACGTTTGCAGGTTATCCACTGGCTCGCGCCTTTGGCCGTGATTCTGGCGCAAAAGTGTGTGAAGACGTTGCTCTGTTAAGCGGCAAAGTAACGAGCGGCGGCTCAATGAAAAACTGGTCAACAGAAGTCAGAGAAGGAGCTGTTTTTCGGCTTAAAGTTTCTCAGCAGTTGATTGATATTGTCAAAGATAGTGATTTTGAAGTAAAAATAATTGAGTATGAATCAATCATGAACGAAGAAGACATAATTTCCTTCAAGAAACGCGCACGGACTTCCAAATTTTTAGCACGCCGAGTTAATAAACGATATTCAATTTATCATGTCCGGCTAGAAGACCAGCACACTGTGTGGATAAAATCTAGATTTGAGCCTAAAGTTGGTTGTATTGTTGAAGGCTATGAAATGATTAACCATTTTCCCCTTAAATATATGCCAAAGATTAAGGGCAGGGCGACATACGTTGAAAAATACATTAAAAAGTCAATGAAAATTTTTAGAATCGTCAGAGAAGATTGTGGCGACGCGTGGACATATACGCAATACAGTGAAGATCTTTATGAAGAAACGCATGAGTGGCTGTGTGAGCAAAAGAAGGCAGAGTTTGAAGAAAAAGTTTCTGAGGACAAGTGGGTGTTTGCAAGTGAACACGTTACAAGTGAAGAACTAAGAATACTTATTGATAATGCGCACGCAAGCGGCTATGAAGTTCAACAAGGAGCAAACAATGTATAAATCCGTTAAAATAATGAATGAGAAAAAAGGCTTTATGTGGACATATACAAAAATAAAAAACACGTGTGATTTATATGAAGCCACCCATAAGTTCCTCACAAAAGAAGCTGAACAAGAGCATTCAAAAAAGGAAAAGCAGCGTAACACCACTACACATATTATTCCCATTGAATGCTTGCTGGACGTGATATGGCTTGCTCAGCAAAGAGATCTTAAGGTTTTAACGAAATAAAATTGTTGCAAACAAATAAGTTTATTGCTACAATGTTTCCATAGTAAGTAGTTTCTTACTCAATAAAAGGATATAAACATGAACCCTATCAAATTCAACAAACATCACGTAACCAACGGCGAGATCAAAGCCCGTGTGTTTTATAGCCTCGACAACCGCGCCGATAAAAAGCCCTGTGTAACGATCTACGACAAAGACTACGGTCATAAGCTCAACAAGTTGTTTGGTGACGCGTATGAAAACGACAGTGACATACAAACAGACTACATTGAAGCTGGTCGCGTAAGACTATTCGAAGACCATCCGCTATACGCCATTGCGCGTGCAGCCGTGGAAAAGATGTTAAACGAGCGTACAAAATAAGGAGTAAATAGCATGAGCACTACAATTGAAATAGTGAAAACCAGCAGAAAACATAATTTATTATTTCCTAAAAAAATGTCCAATACCGGAAATATTTATGAAATAAATTCAGAACAATATGACACTGAGATTAGCCTTGGAAAAACGTATCAGTACGTTGTTGCCGCGCCTGCTTATTACAATATTCGCACAAGCCGCCATAAACATGCCGATTCTGCTTTGCGTAGATATAAAAAACTTCAAGATTATAGTGGAGTGATCATATTTGATCGCGATGGTCAAGAAGTAGATCCTTGTAGTTTAAGTGAATAACGAGCGTTCAAACTTATAAACTGTCAAGTGACGGATTTTAAATAATAGGAGAAACTAAAATGAAAGATTTAAGAATAACCGAAATAAGACTATTCGCTACACAAAATGACGATGGCACAGAAAATAGAGATGTTTTTTCTGCTGAAGTAATTATAAACGATAGATATATGATTCAGTACGGCACTGATGAAGAATTTTCTATTCCGAATGGAAATTTAGCTTGCTGGAGTCATCTTGACGAAGATGACGAAACAGCAACAGAAATTCAAGACGAATTTGCGGAGAAATACGGAGAGTCTGAAACTTTAGAAAAATTGATAAAAAAATTAAAAATAATAGAAGCCATTCAACGAGCAGTAGACAAAGATATTTTTGAATAAAAAAAATTAACCGTCAAGCTGACGGATTAACGAGCGTACAAAATAAGGAATAAATAAAATGTCAGACATTATAATCAGAATAACAGAAGAAGTAGCATTGACTAGAAATCAAGTCGGACGCTGTGGTATTTGTTGTAAAGAAACTGATCTTAAGCGCGGTGCAATGTCAAGGCGCAACTGTGAAATAAAACTGTGTCCACAATGCGGACTAAATGAAGCGACGGAAGATCTTTTTAATTTTGTAGAAGACAAAGAATTTCCAGAATCAAATAATAATTTAAAAGAAATGTTAGACTCAGGCCAATTGCCTGATTATCTTGGAGACGGTCTTTACGTTAACTTTGACGGCTACGCCATCAATTTAATGTGTGAGCGTGAGGAGAATGGTGAAATTGTCGTGCATTATGTTGCATTAGATCCTTACGTGCGTAAAAGCTTTCTGAATTATATAAAACGGCTGGACGAGCACATTGAGTCTGTGTTGGCTGGGAAAACGACTAAGGAACAGTCCAAAAACGAGGAGAAAGAATAATGGAAATCAGAGAAATTTTAGGCACACAGTACCGCTTTGAGTTTGACGGTAAGTTTACGTTCAACGGTAAAGAGTTGGAAAAATATAAAGTTTACAAAGAGACATTTTCAGATTTGAATAATTCTTCTTTTGTCTATGAAACTTCCATTGATGGAATTGATCTAGAAGACGCCATTGTCAATTTTGAAATTCAATTAGTAAACGAGGACGAATCATGATGAAAACTAAAGAACAAATTGATCTTGATAAAATACTCCAAAAAGCTGTCAACGCTTGCTGTGGAGAATTAGACGAATATTTCCCAGGCGGAGAATGTGGAGGAATAGATTCAAATTTGGCTTATGCAATTGAAAAAAATATCCGCAAAGAGTTGGGCTTGAGGAAGCTTGTTGTTAATGGAAAAATTAAGGAAGAATCATTATGCTAAACAAAACATTCAACTTTTTTTACAACAATAATACTAATACAACAATCAATAACAACCACGTTGACACGCAATTAATTCTCTGCTTTGCGATTATTGGTACTTGCTTTTCAGTGTGTTCTTGCGTTTTATTATGTGAATTAATAAAGCATTTACTTAAAAGACCGCAACACAATGTTAACGTGTACATTGACAGTAAACATTGCATTATTTTAAACGAGCCGAGTTATTATTCACTATCGGGATCGAGAAGTTAACACTTAGGAGCAATAATATGAGCGTAAAAATATTTTGTGAATTATTATTTCTACTTGGATTTATCATAATAATGGCCACTATTAGTATTTACATTCCTATAGCCGCGTTGATCTTTACTGGCGTGTACCTGTGTTTTGTTGGATTGGTGAATGGTGTTCATTATAGAAAGAAACTTAAAAACGATGTCAAATAAATACACACAAAAGAATTTTACACAATTTGATCTTGAAGTGTTGGATCTAGCGTTTGCGATTAAAGAAGCTATCGAGACGTACAAGAAAGATGGCGGACGCAATAATTTTGTATTCAGCATGGAAGGAGCCTATGTTAAAGAAAGATTTGAAGTGACTATTAGTTTTGAAGAAAATAAATATCGAATTGAAGTAGTTGACATGATTACTGATCCAACAGTCTCAATAGCGTTGTGGAAAAATGATTCTATTGCATCTGTTGGAATGCTATGTCAATTTTCTCATAATCTCTTAGTCAGAAATGCAATAAAAGGTTACACATTACATAATAGGAGTTAATAGTATGAAGCGTTATTTCGGTTTTGAATTTTACAGCAATGAGCGTACAACAACGGGCGAACCTAACAAAGCGTCTGGCAGACTAAGCATTGCAGGTCAATTAAAAGTTTTTATAAAAAAGCGCGACAGAGACTTGTGGGTGTTAGAAGGATCGATAACGTCAGACATGCAAAACAATTGTCGTCGCGCGGTGACGCGTGAAGAAGCGCGTCAAACGCGGGCTGGCATGAGTATTTCAGACTATAAAGAGCTTTTGCTCATTTTAGAAGGATCAGCAATTATGGAAAGGAGCAGTTAACGTGGAAATAAATTTGAACGGGAAAGAATATGATTTTGTCTATAAGGAAACTCACAATGGTTTGCAGCGTTACAAAGTCGATGTAAAAATTAAAAACGATTGGCAATATGACAGATATGTTTTTGGCAACAATTTTGAAAATGCTGTTGAAAATTTTAAAGCGCAATTGTTTATAAACGCGATGCAAGAACCAGAAGATTTGACTGTTGAGCCTGCCAAATTAACGAAAGAATATACCGTTGTTTCTGGTGGCTACAAAGAATTTGTTGAAAACATTAATAGCTTCCTCGCAAACGGATGGGAGCCGTGCGGCGGTGTTAGTCAAATCTCTATTGACAGACAAGGACTTGTTCCTATATTTCCTGTGCAATACGCGCAAGCCTTAATAAGGAACAATGATGTTAAAGAAATATGAGATAACAGCAATAATAAAATACCATCGAGTATATGAAATTCTTGCTGTTTCTGAAGACGAAGCAGAAAAAGAATTAATAAAAGAGTTTGCTGAAAGCTTTTCAGACGGAATTGAAAAACATTCTATAGAAATCGTCGAAACAGAAGAAATAGAGGAATAACCATGCACAAAACACAAAAAATGGTTGAACTCGGCGGTAAACGCTGGATGCAGAACGGTAAAGACAGAATATATTTTAATTTTGAGTTGTTTGAAGGCTGTGCGTCATTTTATAAGACTAAAAGTTTTAATGATCTTGCAGCAGTTCTGCATCGACCGATTCCAAGCCCGTATGAATCGTTTTATTATGACGTTAACAAAGAAGAATACGTTAGCAGTATTGGCGTACCAGAGGAAACGCATTATCAAATAGTCAACGAAATTGAGCGTAAAATAGGAGAGTTATGATGGATTTTAGTAATGGCATTAAAACATTTAAGATATACTTCTATAACGATATGATTAAGTGTCATGACACGATTATTATCCATGCTACAAGTGTGGAATACGCGAAAGATTCCTTCCGTCGCGAATGTAGCCAATGGAGATTTGAAAGAATCGTGGAATTATGCAGTGAATGTAATAAGGAGAGATAATGGAACATCAAGACGCGCCCATGTATCAATATACCGTCCACTATAAAGACGTAAGTAGTGGAGAAAATTACTTTGCTTATATTGCTGCTCAGAGTAGAGAACTTGCGATTAGAGAATTTTATGATGAATGTAGACATTCTGGAACTCAAAAGTCAATCTTGGAAGTTTACCAAGGCGGCGTTGATCCAAAAGTGTTGGAAAAATATAATCCTAAGGAAAAACAAGCTTCAACATGGAAATCTTGCGACGAGTCGCTTCCTGGAACTGCTCGTGTTGTGTATGCTCTAGAATTTTCTGGTAAAATTTATAGAGCAATATTGATGCCTGACGATCAATGGCTATTAGAAGACGGCTCATTTAGATGCGCTGTTTTGGCACGCACGATTTATAATAGGTCTGGATTCAGAATCACTCACTGGCATGAAATTGAAAATAAAAACTTATGGGATCGTTGGCTGATTATTAATGCATGTTGGGGAAATTTCTTTATGAGGCTAATGTTGGAGCATAATATTTCATGTTATTAAAAGAATGCACGCTTACCAGTGAAGAAAAAGAAATTTTGAAAAAATTTATAATAAAACAAATAGAAAAAATTGCAGTAGAAAAATCAGTTCCGTTGGCATTTTTACTACCTGATAATTTATCAACTAACGAGGAAACTCCATGAAACAACTCACAAACGTAGTATATCTCATGTTCATTTTGCTTATAAGTGACATTGTCTTTAGCCCGCGTCCCCTGCACGTCATTGCGTTGTTCTTTGGTCTTGTAATATCTGCAGAAATATTTTACGTCATTGCGTTTAAATTTAAAAAGTGGTGGCATGGCAATGGAAAATAAAAAACAGTGGTTTTTTACTTTTAAGGGGAGAAAATTTCCCTTAAAAGATTCTGAAGTCAATGCCTATTTAGAGTCTACTTTTACGTGGCACGTTAATTTTATTGACGGAGCAACGCGCAATGATTGCTATCTTGAGATCATGTATAAAGAAGACATAATGATTTTCAAATTCTCCTACAAAGAATTTGACGAGTCCAAGCACACAATATTGACAGCGATTAGAAGCTATACGCATTGCACGCTGCAAGAGCGCAATAAGTTAAACAAATACATTTTAAGGTTTAAAAAATATGTGGAACTTAGTAAAGAAGCTTAATATTTTCATTAAAGTGCGCGTGTGGTACTGTAGAGTTCGTATTCGTTTTTTATCAAGAACCGTGAGGCGATTTATGAAAAAATTACTGTGTTATTTTGGATTGCATGATTTTGTGTGGCATTCTTCCTGTCCGAATATGTATTGTATTCGGTGTGGTTGTGATAAAAGGAGTAGACGATGACAGGTGCAGAAATAGTTCTGAGCTTATCACTAATGATTTGTATGAGCGCGGGCTTTGTTATTTGCTTTGAATGGTACATCGGAAGAATAAAGTGTTATTTTGGCTTTCATAAATTCCGCGAAGAAATGCTCGACGCAAACATTGAAGAAATTATCGAAAAAGGCATTTTTAAATACCAGTGTACACGATGTCAGATTTGTTGTTTTAAAGCGTTGGAGTAAGAATATGACTAATGAAGAAATGGCCGCGTGGCTTCAACTTGAGCTCTGTATTGGCTTAGTCGTCGCCGTCTGTCTTTATCCGGTGCTAAAATTTATCGGAAAAATACGGTGTTATTTTGGCTGGCACACTTTCGCTGAAGAAAGGTTTACGTTGCCAAACGGCATTTTTGAATATAAGTGTACACGATGTCCTGTTTTTACTTATAAAGAAAATGATAAGGAATGATGGATAGGCAAGAATTATTAAGTTGTGTTCAATCGTTAAGGTATTTCTTTGACGAACGTGATCCAGAAAATTATTCTAGTTTTGAACTTGTCTGCAAGGAATTTCCAGAACTAGGCGAAGCTATAAAATCTTATAAGCGCAAATTGGCAGTCTTAAAAAAGAAAGAAGAACTTTATATTAATAAATTATTTGATGAAATTTTAGAGGAATATGATGAATCTTACTAGAACTAAAATAAACCTAGTCCAATTATCTGTACTGATAATTTTCTCCGCCGGACTTGTAGGCTCAATCTATTTTAAAATAGACCTCATAGAATACATTGCCGATTTCATTGGTGTTGTGATAGAACTTGCATTGCTCGTTAAGATCTTTAGGGAAGTGTTTTAATGACGCCTGAAGAAATTTATAAAACAATCAAAGAACTCTCCAGACCGTGCCGCAGAGCGTTAGATAAAATTTGCAGCAATGACAGTCAAGTTCCGCCATATTCCGCTGGAATTTTAATTAGAAAAGGTTTGGCTAAAAGAATAGAAGTTGATTTTAATGGAATAACCGGCGCGTATCATCGTTACAGTTATTCCATTAAAGTTCACGCCGTGTGGTGTCAAATTTGTGAAGAGGAAAGTAAAAATGAATGAAGAGAAAATATTTAACGTGCAATACCATCGCCCACCCATGCGTTCTATTTTCAAAACGACTGTGTGGGCGACGAGCGAACCTGAAGCCGTAAAGATTTTTTCTGAGAAATACGTTGGATGCACAATTTACAGTATCAATCTACAAGTCACCAAGGAGAGTTTTAAATGATTTTACAAAGTGAAGAAGAAAGAACAAATCTTTATATTTCAAAAGAACTTCGCCGTCTTGGAGTGCGTCAAGAATCTTGGTATTATCATGTAGAAATTAAGTATCTAGAAGACGGCGACACAGAGCAGGAAATCATGTGTAAAGGGGGAATTTTTGAAGCTGAAAAGGACGCAGAAATTAAGATACTTTCTGTTTATTCAGCGTATACCTTGGCAGAAATTTTTCACTTGATTCCACTAAAAATTGATCGTATGTCATTAAGAATTTATAAAGAAGAAAATGGTAAGTATGGTGCGGTATTTGAAAATGATTTTTTTGAAAATCCTAATACGCCCTACAACCAAAATTCAAAAGGCGAAGTATTAAAAAGCCCATTCCTTGAAGTTCACCATAATCCGATCCTAGTTAATCTACTGGGAATGATACTGGTCAATCTTTTAAAGAATGGGTATGTTTTAGCAAAAAAAATTAACCAAAGCTAACATGTAAATTATCGTACATCTCAACATCGCTCTCGTAGGGCGTATGCAATAATTCATCACTGCTTGTTAATGCGCCGAGTGGAATTTCAGACGTTCCGTCAATCATATTTGAGTAATTCAAATTTATGTCTTCTTCCTCTTCTGGCGTTAATGATCTACTGGCTGGAATAATAGTTTCGTCGTTCACTCGTTGACAGAAATTGAGATAGCACAGTATGCAACACGTAACGACGACGCCCAATCCGATAAGTCCGCCGACAGCGTATATAATGTAGATTGCGTCACTTTCCGTTGCGTGTGGAATAATACCAGTATTTGAATTGTTACCGAATAATGTCATTGAATTGTTAAGCATAAATATTTCCTTTTAATTAAATAAATTCAAAATAATTTTAATTGATCTATACTATATATACAATGCAAAATTAAAACGGTTTTGCTTCTAATAGAGGATTTGCGCCTGGAATTTTTTCCTTTAGACCTTTTTCATATTCGTCTGCAATAAATTTTTCCGTTGCACAATTATAAATTTCTTTTTTACGTATAGCCCACACGCGGGCTTTGGATCCGTTGGAAAGTCTAACAATGCGTGGCTTATCAAATTTTAATTTCGTTAACGCATTGCCCAGCGCATTGATTGAAGTTAATTTTAAGTGGTGAGGCAGACACTCCAGCAAGTGTAGCGTTGAAACTAGGTCGCTGTGGAATGGCCATGTTTGCGTTTCTATACATTCTTCCATCCATGAAACTAACGCGCTACGACTATTCCGTATTAATTCTTTTTTACCGGCGGTCATTGGCGCGTGGGCTTTTGGCTCAAATTTGCTTAAATCACGCTGTTGCAAAAAGTTTAAAATCTTGCCAGCGTTTTGTTCGGTATCGTCCCAGAGCGTTTTAAAATACGATGTTTCTTTTGGTATGGCGTCAGTATAGATAGCGCAATAACGACGATCATTTTCATCGACAATGATTGCGTCGCGGTGGTTTGTGAACATCAGCATGTTGAATTTATTTTCAGTGGAATAGAAATCTCTGTGCATTTCCCTTATTCTTGCGTCAGGCTCAGAAATAACGGTCTTCAATGAATTCATTAAATCAAGCTTTCCCTTGCTCATTATTTCCTCTACGACAACAAACGAACACGCTTTTTGCCATGAGTTAAAGTCTTGATGAATTTCATTGTTAGTCGGTGTTGAGACGTTCCACTTTCCCAGTAATTTTTTCATTAACTTGCCGAAGTAACTTTTACCCGTGCCGTCAATCGTTTGCAAAATAATCGCCCAGCGTATTTTGTCGCCTTCGTGCTGAATATTATGCGCTAAAAAATCATAGAGTATGTTGCGCTCTTCTTCGTTTGGAATTAAATATTCGCAATGACGTAGGAAAACTTCCGGCGTGCCAGCTTCCGGCTGCACATCACTTGGCCGCCACAGATTTAAAAAACGCTGATGATTCTCTTCTATTATCACGGGTTTGCGCGGCTCAAACAGTTGGTCATCAACGCGGGGGAACGCTGGATTGCGCAACACGGCATCGCTTGGTGAACCTTTTTTAAAGTTAGGCGCGAACTTATCATTAAATCCTTCTTTGTCCAATTTTTGCATGGAAGTCAAATTGATGAATTTTCTTGCGCTGATTACGTAGAGCCAGTCCGTCGGCATTGTGTTTTTAAGCGCGTCTTCTACAAATTCTTTGGCTTCGTTTTCGGTTAAAATTCTGATTTGATCAAACCCAGCGGACAACACGTCATCAAGACCTTTCCCGTGTTCTTCCGGCCAGTCTTCTATTACGACATCGATCTTTAACTCTTTTAATGCGAGATATAATTGTGAGAGAGCCTTCGCAACAGCAAACGGCTCGGTGTCCGCCCCCGTACTGGTAGAAGTTCTTTTGTTCTTATCTGCATCAAACGCAAGAAGTACACGTTCTGGTTTTAGGATTTTAACGCTGTCCAACGCCCATTCCCACGCGTTAATTCCTGGAATGGATATCGTATAAGTCGCATTAAGCAAACTGATTAAGTCAGATTTTATTTCTCCCTCTGTTATTCGCAACAACTTACCGCGACTTTCTATAATAGGATAATGCACAGAGATTGTAGCGGCTGTGCCGTGCGGATAATTCGTTTTGCCGTCGGCGTCGGTTTTTGGATTGCTGCTTAGATGCGTGTATTTTTGTTTGCTGTTGGAATTGTCAGAACGTATTTTAATAGCAGAGAACAATCCATCTATGTTACGTACTGGCACACACAATCCGGCTTGGCCGGAAAGCTGCCACACGCCATGATCATTTTTCCAAAAGCCCGGAACACCACTTAAATCATTGTTAAATTGATTAGCGCACGCGGCGGCAATGTGCGCGCGCTGGATTGGCAAGGACTTATAGCCGAGAACTTCAATGTCGTTTGCGTTGAATCCGCGCTTGAGTAAATTTTCTTTATGGTCATTGTTGAGAGTTAATTGCGCCATTAAGTATTTATAAACGGCGTGTATTTTTTCAAAATTTTGCATATTGATCCAATTATTTTTTTCTAAAAACGGATAGACACTCTACGTCTTTTTAAAAAAAGTTAAAACAAAATAAATAACAGAGTTTTTATAATTCTTCTATTCGCACACTTTTACAAAATATTTTTTGTGGTATTCTAGCCGCATGAAAAAATATTTTATTAACTCTCATTAGCGAGCTGTATTTTTTAAAATAGAATATGTAGAGTAGAAAAAATAAATAGGAATAAGGTTTTTATAATGACGGTCTATGTAACTCATCAAGCTGCCCCAACAGAAAAAAAATGGACTCCCGATCTAAGTTCCGCTGTTAAGTACGGCGAATTAAAATTTATTTTTGAAAATGGCTATCCAGTCAATGGCAATAACGTCAAGTCTATTCGCATAGCAAGGGACGCGCTAAAGGATTTTAATTTTGAAAAAGATTATGTTCTGTGGCCGTGGGGTGGTGATCCTTCCGCCGCGCATATTGCCGTGATGATTTTGTCTAACTATATGTCACTTGACAAAATCAATTTTCTAATTTGGAATCGTGTGCGCAAAAAAGACGAAGAAGGCAACGTCATATTCCGTGACGGGTATTACATTCCTGTTTGTTACGATTTAAAAGAACTCTATTAATTAAGGAACAATTATGATGTCAGATAACATAAACTTTGAAGAAGACGTTCAAACAATTTCAGGCGATTTTAAAAATATTTCTGAGTTGGCGAATAAGATTATTTATCAACAGAATTTAATTATAGAAATTGAGAAAAAATTAAAAATAGAACAAGAAGAATTGAACAGGATTGAAAGTGTTGATCTTCCAAACCTGATGGATCAATTCAGAATTAAAGAATTCACGTTGACAGACGGCTCAATGATTAAGATTAAAAGCTTTATTAATTCGTCATTGCCCGCGGAAGGTGCAGCAGAAAAAGACATGGCGGCAAAATTGCGTAGGCTGGAAGGGCTTAAGTGGTTACGTGAAAATGACGGCGCGGCCATTATTAAAAATCAAATTATTGCAGACGTTGGCAAAGACAATAAAGAAGTCGCTCAGAAAATTAAAGAATTTGCGGAAAGCTTGGCAGTGTTGGTTGAGGAAAAAGAATCCGTCAATCATCAAACACTGGGCGCGTTCATCCGCGAAAAGCTCAAAGCAGGCGCAAAAGTTCCGACAGATACTTTTGCGATTTTTGAAGGTCGCAAGGCTGAAATTACATCAGCAAAAGTACGTAAAAAGTAAACAATAGGAGAAGTGAAAATGGCAACTAAACAGAAAGAGAAAATTCAAAAAGCACAGCAACAGGCAGAGAAAATTGTGGATGTTCCAGGAAAGTTAGATCAGATGGAATTAGTGGAAGCTCATCACGCTGAAACTTTACCTTCTGCAGCAGTGAATTTGTTTGAAGAAGACGCGGGCAAAGGTCAAGAAGAAATGAAAGTTTCCGACTATGCCATTCCACGCCTTTACATTATGCAAAAAGGATCACCACAAGTTGATGAGTCTGCAAAAGAAGATTATATCGAAGGCGCAAAAGTCGGCATGATTTTTAACACGACTACTCGTGAACTCTATAACGGCGCGGAAGGCGTGTATATTGTGCCTGCTTCCTATCGATTTGCGTATATCGAATGGCGTGACAGAGAATCTTCTGGTGGCGGCGGCATTGTAAAAGATCATGGTGGTAACTCCAGCGTCTTGAATGGCTGCACAAAAGACAAGAAGGGCAGGGATATTACTAAGGAAGGAAACATTATTACGCCAACGGCTGAATACATTGTTTACTTGGTTGATATTAAAACTGGCATTTTTAGTCCTGCAGTCTTGAGCATGGCTAGCACACAGCTTAAAAAATCTCGTACACTCAATACGATGATTAATAGTTTGTTGGTTGAATCAACGACCAATAAAGGAAAATTTTACAACCCAGCATTGTTCTATTCCGTTTTTAAATTATCAACAACGCCGGAAAGTAATTCAAAAGGAACATGGATGGGCTGGGTTATCACGCGTCACGGAGACATTGTGAATGTGCCAAACGGTTCAATGATTTACTTAAAAGCGCGTGATCTTTATAAACAGATTAATGAAAATAAATTTAATGTTAAAGCGACTGACGCTCAGCATTATCAGCAACAAGAAGTTGATGAAGATTCACCCATGTAATCAAGAGGAACTATGAACAAAGTCATTAAAGCATTCGCGACAAAAATTCGTCGCAGAAATAAAAAGTTTAACGGTCTTTATATTTATAAACTCTCTGCTGAAAACCCACGGAGAAAAAACTCTGTGGGTCATCGCTCACACGGATTGATTGTGAACGGTATGCGGTACGAGGAATTTATTAAAATGGGTGGTCGTAACATGGATCTCAAGTGGGACTTAAAACACGGCTATGTTGAATTGTCCGACAAGCAACGTGATTGTAAGAATAAACAACAGGAGTTTGAGGATGTGTCTAATTAGATTTATACGGAACGTATTTGACAATTCAAAACGCATTGAAGAATTCCGTACAAGAACCATGGATCTTACAATTGAAAATTTACGACTCAAAGGACTTATTGCTTTGCGCAACAGGGAAAATGAGCGCCTTAATATTCAATTATTAGAAACAATAACTGAATACAACACTTTTAAAGAAACCATAGGGCTTGTTAAAAAACATTTTCCTAAAACTGAAATAACGTAAGACAATTTATAAAAGGAATCAAAATGAAAAACGAAGTCATCATCGTCGGTGCGGGCATGAGTGGTCTTATCGCTGCTAACATGCTCCGACACAAAAACCCATTGATTATAGAGGCTCAATCAACGCTACCGAACAATCATTCTGCTTTGTTGCGCTTTAGGAGTAATGTTGTGGCAGAAGCAACGGGCATAAAATTTAAAAAAGTACATGTTAAAAAGGCAGTGTATTTTGAGGACAAGCTCCACGACAAAGCGGACTTGCGTATGCAGAACATGTACAGCAAGAAAGTGACGGGTGGTATTTATAGTCGTAGTTTAAATAATCTTAATGATTGTGAGCGTTATATCTCTCCGGAAAATTTGATTGAGTTGTTGGCTAAAAATGTGAACATCAGCTTTAATAAAGAGTTTAGCTCAAGCCACATTGATTATTTTAAGAAGACTGAAATACCCGTCATCAGTACAATTCCAATGGAAAGATTACTGGATTTGTTAGGATATAATCCTAATAAAAAAATTAAGTTTAATCATAAAGAAATTTATACCTTTACTTGCAAACTCAATACTGAAATTGACGTTTATCAAACAATTTATTATCCAGCGACCGATGACAATGTTTATAGAGCCTCTATAACGGGAAATTTATTAACGATTGAATTCACAAAGCATGAAAATGCTATTGAGAAAGAAATATTTGATACTGATAATTACAGGGAAGAAGTTGAAGGATTATTAGATCGTTGTCTTGGAATTGTATGTGATATTTACGATGCAAAAGTTAGTTATCAAAAATACGGAAAAATTCTCCCAATAGACGATACTTTCCGCAAACAATTTATAGTAGAAATGTCAGACAGATTCGGCATCTATAGTCTGGGTCGTTTTGCAACGTGGCGACAGTTGTTGTTGGATGACATTGTTAATGACGTTAAAGTAATTGACAGTTTTATAGAAGGCAGAAACAGTTATCAGAAGCGTTTAATTAATAGTAAATAAAAGGAAAATATATGAAAGTAAGTTTGATTGATAGTACAAAATGTGCTATGGAAAAATTGATAATGACTAAAAATACGCGGCTAAACCTAACGGCTGCAGAATTAGAAAAAGTTTTTGAAATGCCACGTGAGGACAAATTAAAAGAACTAGAATACATGGCTAAAACCATTCCAAGCAGTTGGGAGTTTGTCAGTTATACGTTTTTAATTGAAGACGTCAGCAGGGGATTCACTCACCAGTTTGTCCGCAACAGGCATGGCAGTTTTGCGCAACAGACAATGCGCATGGTTAATATGGAAAAGTTTACTTACCACACGCCACCCGAAATTGAGAAAGACACAACAGCCAAGGCAATGTATGAGCATTGTATGGAACAAATTCAAGAATATTATAATACCTTATTAAAGCTTGGCATTAAAACAGAAGACGCACGCGGCGTACTCCCCACCAATATCCATACAAACATCGTCGCTCAATTCAATTTGCGAACCTTAGCCGAAATTGCCCGCGCAAGAACTGGCTGGCGCACACAGGAAGAATATCGCGGCGTAGTCGAAAAAATGATTGCGTGCGTGATAGAAGTTCATCCGTGGACAGAATTGTTTTTAAAGCCAGACTACAAAGATTTTGAATTACTTGTTAATCATTTTGTTTTATTAATAGAAAAAGAACTAATGGATCATGATGATTTTATTAATATCATGAAATTTATTGACAGAATTAAGAAGGACTTATCTTATGAGTAATGTAGTTGAATTAAATCTATTGAGTAGAACGGTAAATAAAAAGGACGCCGTTATTTTTGATATAGACGGAACGCTAGCAGACATAACCCATAGACTGCACTATGTTACTGGTGAGCAAAAAAATTATGATGATTTTAATAGTTTGTGTGTTGGTGATATTCCCAAAAAAGACATAATAGATTTATTAAAAATTTTCTCTTATAAATATTTAATTGTTATTGTGACGGGTCGAGAAGAAAAATGGAGAATTGTCACTAAGGACTGGCTTGACTTGCACATTGGAATTCCTTACGTGTATCCGTTGCGCATGAGAAGGACAGGAGACCATCGGCCAGACTACATAGTCAAAGAAGAAATTCTTCAAAACTTAAATCAATTCTACAATATTAAATTTGCCGTAGAAGACCGCGATCAAGTCGTTGAAATGTGGCGTCGCAACGGTATTACGTGTTTACAGTGTCAAAAAGGAGAGTATTAAAATGAGAACGAAAGGGCAGATACATAAAGAATATTTAAAAAATAATCATGAGGCTTTATTAAAAAATATTATTGAAAATGAATCCCCAAGAACTGCTATTTTTGGTTATCAAAAAAATAATATTGGACATGGAATTGCTCAAGAATTAGTTAATAAAAATAAAAGAGTTCAATTTTTTACTGAGGAAGAATGGGACTTATTAAAGACAGAAGAAAGAGAAGTTATTAAAGGTTGTGACAATGGAAGCAACTTCCAAGACTTTGACTATTTTGTATTTAATAATGGTTATACTCACCTTGATTGGATAGAAAATCTTACTGATAAAAGAGTTATAGAAATTATTAACAAGAATTTAATTGCTAATATTATTTCTTTAAATTGGATAGTAAGAAAGAGCATTGCTTGTAAGAACTTTAATGAAAAAAATTCTTGGAAAAAAATAGTCTTTATTGGTAGCATGGCCTATAAAAATGTTCTTAATGGTTCATCTGTTTATTGCGCTGCAAAAGCTGGCCTTAACCATTTTGTAAAATGCGCGGCTTATGAATTGGCTCCTAAAGGATTCCAAATATTTTGCGTTAATCCAAGCAATGTACAAGATTCCCCAATGTCAGAAAAAACCATTCAAGATCTTAAACGCTATAGAGACTTGACAGATGAGGAAGCTAAAGCTTATTGGTCTGCAGAATGTCCACTAGGCAATTTTTTAACAAAGAAAGAAATTGCAGAAGTGGTGGTTGATTTGTTAATGCAAGACCGTAAATACTTAAGCGGTTCTTGTATTGATTTAGCAGGGGGGCAACGGTAATGAATGGAATAACACATGTAAAATTTGATCACGTTATAGTTCCTATAGAATATTATTTAAAGTCTTTAAGAAGAATTAGATCTATTATTCGTGCGCATAAAGATGAATTTGGGGGAAGAAGATTTATAGGCGACTTTGACATGGCAATTTATGATAGGTATTTTGAAGTTTATCAGCAATTTATTGAAAAAATATTCGTGGATGGAAAAGGTCATGAATGTACTACATATGATATTTTAAGCGAAAAAATTATAAGTATTATTTATTTATTTAATTTTGCTGGTTATGAATTAGAAAAATATGGTGCTGAAGATTCGCACACATTAACCATTGATGAAATTCCTAACAATACACATGGACAATATTCAGATAAAAATGCTATGCACATTCTTAAAGAAATGCAAAAGACCTACACTGAAAAGAACAAACAATACGGCAATTCATTTTTTAAAGTTGGCAATGTGATGTCTGCTATGTTTCCGAACGGATTAACTTTAAAAAATTCAGAAGACTTCACGCGGCTCCATCTCTTGGAATGGACGATTGGCAAAATATGCCGTTACGCGAATAATTTCATGGCGGGTGGCCACAAAGATTCTGCACACGATGCAGGCATTTATTTGGCGATTTTGCAATTTGTGGATGAACAATATAAGGAGCAGAAAGCATGAATTATAGAACACTGACGGACAGAGAATTATTACTGCTCATTGAAGACAGAATAATTCGCCTTTCTTTAAAACAAGAAGTTACTTTTAGTCCTGAATTAGTTTTAGAAATTTCAAAAAGGCTTGAAGTTATGGGCGACAATTTTGTTGAAAAAGAAAAAGAATTGGTGGAAATTGAAGAAAGATTTACTGATTTAGAAGTTGCCCACTCTGATCGTGAAGATGAAATAGGTGAAATTGAGGACGGTAAAGAAAAACTTGAAAATGATTATAATGATCTTGAAAAGTCTTTTATAGATCTTACCCAAGAAAAAGACGAGTTAGAAAGTAACTTACTTAAATTAACCCATGAAGTCACGGCAATTAAAGCTCTTAATAAAAAGCTGAGCAATGAGAATAAACGCCTAAAAGAAAGTTTATATTCGCTTGACCATCACATCCATGAACAAACAACAGAAATCCACAATCTAAGGAATAAAAAATGATAATCTTCGACACTGAAACAACAGGTCTGGCAAAGTCTTCAATGACGCCGCTTGACAAGCAAACTTCCATTGTTGAGTTTGCAGCGATCAAACTTGACGACGAAACATTCCGAGAAATCGGAAGAATGGAGTTTATGTGTAATCCAAATAAAATGATTGAGCCTGACGCTGTAAGAGTTAGCGGTATAACTAATGAAATGGTGAGTACTAAGCCGCCATTCTCCGCTTATTTAAAGGTATTAAGCGAATTCTTCCTCGGTGAAAGAACGATGGTTGCACATAATGTCGCTTTTGATAGAGACATGTTGAAGTACGAACTCATGCGTCTTGACAGGATTCATCATTTTCCTTGGCCTATGAATCATGTGTGTACTGTAGAAAGAACGTTCTATATTCAGAATAGAAAATTGAAATTAATCGAACTCTATCAACATTTTTTCAATGAAAAATTCAAAGACGCACACAGAGCAATGAATGACGTAGAAGCGTTAACACGTATTGTCATAGAATTACATTCACGCGGTAAATTATAAAAGGAAATTGTATGCTAACAAAAGAGCAAGACGCAGCGTTAATGGCCGTGAATAAATGGCTTGCTGACGATTCAAAATGGTTTTTTACGCTTAAGGGCTATGCTGGTACTGGCAAGACGTTTACGATGCAACATTTTATTAATAACTTGCCCACATCAGAACCCGTTATTTGTTGCACGCCCACTGGCAAAGCGGCTTCCGTCTTGGCGCGCAAGCTAAAGAATCAGATTGTTATTACGATTCATAAATTGCTTTATACGCCATTCATGCCTTGCTCAGTCTATCTTGAAGAATTATTAGAACTTGCGCTTAAAAATCCTGACGATAAAAACATAATGAAAGAAATTGATAAAGAGAAAAAGAGACTTGCTAAAGTCAAAATCAGCTTTTCAATAAAAGACGATTTTGATATTCGCCCAGGACAATTGATTGTTGTTGATGAAGCGTCTATGGTCACTAAAAAAATGTTTGAAGACTTTGAGAAAACAAACTGCAAAGTATTGTTTGTGGGCGATCACGGCCAGTTGCCAGCCATTGGCGACAGCGAATGGTTTGTCTATGGAAAAAGTGATGCTGTGCTAACAGAGATTCAGCGTCAAGCGTTGGACAGTCCAATTATCAGAATGAGCATGGAGATCCGTAATAATTCTATTAGGAAAAGTGAATACTCAACGGACGATTGTAAATTTGCAAAGCGTGATCAAACTTCAATAGAAGAATTTGCAAAAGCAGACCAAATTATTACAGGCTCAAATTTCAATCGTCAGAGAATCAATCGTGAACTGAGAAAGTATTTTGGATATTTTGGTGAAATGCCAGCGCGCAATGAAAAGATTATTTGTTTGAAAAATCAAAACGCTGGAAACTTCCGCTTTATTAATGGCATACAAGCAATAACAACCAGCGTTGCTGAATACAGCCCAGACGACGGACATTGCTATTTAGACATGGAATACGATGATCTTCCAATAAAAGACGTTAAGATTTACGATTATTTTTTCCGAAGACATTATGACAAAACCATCGAGGAAGAGCCGTGGTTTAACCGCCAAGACTTACGAGAATTTGATTATGCGTATGCGATTACGTGTCACAAAGCTCAAGGCAGTGAGTGGGATTACGTCATAGTAGATGACGACCGTATTCGTAGCCAAGACATGGAGTTCCGTCGTCGGTGGCTGTATACAGCCGTGACACGGGCTAAGAAAAAATTATTGTGGGTGCAAGCATGATTAATTTAAAGAACCGCACAGAGTACAGTTTTGGTTGCGCCTACGGGAAAATTGAAAATGTCCTAGCTGCTAATCATGGATCCGCCGCCGCTATCTGCGACCGCAAGGGAACGTGGGGACATGTTGCGTGGCAAAAGCTTTGCAAGAGGAATGGTGTCAAGCCGATCTTTGGTGTGGAATTGGCTTGGGTTGACGATGCTAACTTGCGGGAGAAGCAGGGTGTTAGGTACGTGAGTTTTTTAGCCAAAAACAATGATGGGCTAAGGGAAATTTATGAGTTAGTTTCCATAGCGACTGAGAAATTTTATTATTTTCCTCGTATTGATTTTTCCATCGTTAAAAATGTTAGCGACAATGTGTTTATTATTTTAAGTAATCTTGACGAAACAAAAGAATTTAAATCGTTGGCCAAGCGTCATAATGTTTATTATGGAATGTCTCCGTCTACAACTCCAAACGACATTGAATTGATTAGTAAATTAAAAATTGCTGTTGTTGCAGTAAGTGATAATTACTATCCTAAGCCAAGTGATCGCAATGCTTATGAAATTGTTGCTGGCAGAAATAAAGAGTTGCGCTCAAGCCCTATGCACATATTAAGCGAAGACGAATGGAAACTCTATTGTGATAATCATCATGCTATTGCGACAACTTACAGGATCGCTGAAGAATGCAATGCAGAACTGCCCAAAGCTGAGATTGTAGAACCTGTCAAGGAGAAGTCATTGCGTCAAACGTGTATTGACGCCGCCCCCGCACGCAATATTGATTTAACAAATAAAGTCTACATGGATAGATTAGACCGTGAATTAGCGTTAATAGCTGAAAAAAACTTTGAGGATTATTTTTATGTTGTTTCTGATTTATGCCTATATGCTAAGCAATACATGCTTGTCGGTCCTGCCAGAGGTTCGTCGTGCGGTTCTCTTGTTTGCTACTTATTGTCTATCACTGAAATTGATCCAATTCCTTATGATTTATTGTTTGAGCGATTTATCGACATTAATCGAAAAGACCTTCCCGATATCGACATCGATTTTCCAGATAATAAGAGAGATATGATTTTCAGTTATCTCCAACAAAAATATGGCGCGAATTGCGTTGCGCGACTCGGCACTGTGTCACGTTATCAAGCCAAAGTAACAATTACAGACGTTGCGCGGGAACTTAAGATTCCTCTATGGGAAATTAACGAACTTAAGAACGCAATTGTTAACCGTAGTACAGGCGATGCACGCGCTAAAATGTGCATCAAAGACACGTTTGATAGTCTTGAAATTGCGCGTAAGATTCTTGATAAATACCCAGAATTGCGCGTCAGTGAAGAAATTGAAGCACACGCAAGACATACGGGCGTACATGCAGCCGGTATCATTATTACTAAAAACCCAGTGAGTTGGTATTGTTCTGTGGACGCACAAACTGGCGCGGCACAGATAGATAAATATGACGCTGAAGAACTTAATCTGCTTAAAATTGACGTACTGGGATTAACCACACTAGCGGTTATTGACGATACTCTTGCGCAAGTTAACTGGGACTTAAAAACTTTGCTGAATTACAGACTAGACGACAAGTCAGCGTTTGAAGTGATGAATCAACGTCGCCCTGCAGGAATATTTCAATTTGAAGGCTTTAGCATTCAGTCGCTGTGTAGACAATTGGTTATTGACAACATCGAAGACGTCATTAGCTTAACCAGTTTAGGCAGACCCGGACCACTTTTTTCCGGCGGCGCGTCAGAGTTTTTAAAACGACGCAACAAAGAGCATGAAACAGAGCATCTTCCTCTCTGTGAGAACATTACTAAACTGACCTATGGAATCGTTATTTACCAAGAACAGGTCATGCAGATAGCGCGGGAAGTGGGAGAATTGACGTGGGAAGACGTCAGCTCATTACGCAAAGCAATGTCGAAAAGTCTTGGTAAAGAATTCTTCGATAGCTTCTTTGAAAGATTCAAAGTGGGCGCGTTGAAGAATGGTTTAACGATGGAACAAGCACAAACCATCTGGGACAACATTAACACGATGGGATCATGGGCGTTTAATCGTTCCCACGCCGTGGCATATGGCATCATAAGTTATTGGTGCATGTTGCTTAAAGCAAAGTTTCCGCTTGAGTATGGCGCGGCATGTTTACGTAATGGCGACATTGATCCATCAAAAAGCGTTAAGATTTTGAGGGAACTTGAACAAGCAGGGTATAAGTATAAGAAGTACGACAAGGAATTGTCGCAAGTGAATTGGTCTGTACAAAATGGAATGCTCGTGGGTGGCCTTATAGGAATAAAGGGCATAGCTGAAAAAACCGCTAACGACATCTTGAAAAAGCGTGCGGAAGGTAAGCCACTGACTAAGCGTCAAAACGAATTACTGGAACATGGCGTCACGCCCTATGATTCTATTTTTGAATGCGAAGATCGTTGGGGACACATTATTAAAGATCCTAGCAAGTACAACATTGTCACGCCGCTAACGAAATTAGAAGAAATTACACACGAATCAATAGGTGAGTTCTGCTTTATAGCAAAGATCACAGAGAAAAACTTGCGCGACAGAAACGAACTTTTAAACTTAGAGAAGCATGGTGGTGTAAGGGTTGAGGACGGTAAAAATCTATTTCTTTCATTGACAGTTGAAGACGATACAAGTCAGATGATTTGCGGTGTGAACCGCTTTGATTATCCTAAGATTGGCGTCCAGATTTTAGAGAATGGTAAGATGGGCGACTGGTACATTTTCAAAGGATTCAGCCAACAAGGCTTCCGTAAGATCAATATAAAGCGGCACATTAAGCTGAGTGGTAATCCAAAGTATGAGCTAAAATAAATTTGTTGCAAATAAATAAGTTTATTGTATAATAGTATTGTGATTAATTGAATAGGATATATACAACATGGCACGCAATCTAGCATTATTAAAAATTGCTCAAAAAATTGAGAACTGGGACTTTAAAAGCGTAGACGAACTCCAACTTCTTTTGTCTGAATTTATTAGAAAAATGGACGAGTTAGGAATAATAGTTCTTTCAATAGGAGAGTACGGTGTAAAATTTCCTAAAATACATCCTGACTATCGTTTTAAAGTGGAAATCATCGAAGCTGCGTTCAATAACATGAAAATCATCATCGTTGACAGCGCGGGCAATTATTATACAAACGAGTGGTTCAGTATTCGCAATGTTGACGGCGAGTTGACAATAGACGAGTTCTTTAAAAAAATAACCATTAATTAAACTTATTTGTTTGCAAACAATTTTGTTGTTATAATGTTCCATGTCAATATTGCATTGGCTAATTAATGAACAATATAAAAGGAACAAAATGGAAAAGTTATTTGTGCGTCGCGTTGGCTGCGGCGAAAGAAAAAATAAAACATGCAAACTCGTGTATTTTGATCAAGACGTTTTCCGAGACATACGTCGTTATTGCGTCGGACCGTTTGGCGGCATTGTTAATGCGCTGGTGCGCCTTGGCCTTAAAAAATTAATGGAAGAACAGAAGGGTAAAAAATGAGTAAATTGATTTATAAAAGTGACCAAGACGAGGAATTTGAACTGGTTAAAAACCTTGCAGAAATACGCGTCGGTAGCGTTGAGGCACCCGCTATGTGTAAACGTCTTGGCGTGACGTACACCCAGCAACTCTATCAGTTTGAGCAAGCGTTACATTCGCCTACGCTCAAATTTTTGAAGCGTTATATTCACGCGCTGGGCTATGCGTTTGAGATTCGGTTAACGAAAATGACTACAAAGGAAAGTAAATAAAATTTCTTGTAAGCCTTTCGCCATTTTGGACATGGGCGAAAGGCTATTTATATATATAACTCTGGCAATAACATAAAAACGTAAGCAAAATGCGGTTAGGATACGACTTAATTACAAGGAGAGCCTAATGAAATATCAAGAACTACTTACCCGTACAAACTGCATTGCAGCTAACGTCAGCGACGAGTTCCGCCGCACCATTAAAGACGATTCTGTGATTTTGGACTGCATTGATCTATCAGTAAAAATGCTGCAGAAAATCGAGATCGTTAACATTGCTGCAGAACTAAAAATCCGTCCGCCGTTTGCCCCAAACATTAAAAAAAGACTCATAAACGACAATATTTTTAATCGTAAACAACAGAACTTCAAAAAATACTAATAGGTGAGTTATGTTTGCGATCAAGTCAGAGCTGACTGTTAAAGAGCAGTTTTTAGTTATAAAGATACATGAGCTTTCTCCCAGAGATTTTATAAAAATTTCTGCTATTACGGAAGCCGTCAACGGAAAAAAGCACGTTGTCAAAAATATTGTTGAGCGAATAGCCGAGTTCCGGCTTTTGCAGATAAAATATGATGAGGCGGTTAAGCTTAAGCCCAAGGCCATCTCCGCTCTGGAGTTTTTAGCCCCAGAAGAGAAGCTGATTGAGTTGCCCGACTACACAATCGGGGACTATATCCACACGGGTAAGAAAGGGAAATTTGACGGCAAGCGGATATATAAATTGTTAGAATATAATCCGCGCCGTAAAAAATCTTATGGCTGGGACACGTGGGAATTGATAGAAAATGGAATGACGTACACAGATTTTAGGCGCAAAGGCGGTAGCCTAGTTGATCTTGCACATGACGTTAAATTAGGAAGAATATTGGTGGAATGATTCTGCTAAAAAACAAGTTTTGGCTCTTGTAAAAAGCCTTCTGATTGTTTTTAAAAAAGGATATAAATTATGCTATTCATGGTATCTGAAGACCTTACTCAAAATTTAAAGCCCTATTTTTTCGCTGAAGTATTTTCTGTTTTTAACAAGCTCGTTTTTGAATTAGAGTTCAATAGTGTGAATTGTAAAAAAGAATTTTTAGAAAAACTAAACGGTTCTGAATTTACAATATTGCCTCTCTGGCTCAATGATAAATTAAGAATAGACTTTAATATCTGCGTGAATGAAATCATTGTCGGTAATCTTGCTAGTTGTGATGAATTCTCCGTGCAATTTGAACTAAAAAGAGGATCATTTACAGAAGCGCGTTTTAATAAAATATTACAGAAAAATTCTCTCGTGTTGGAGAATTAATTAAATATGGAATGGTGTAATATGGTCATGGAGGACGTTATGAAGCAAGATCAGATTATTTTATATTTGCTGTTCACATTAGTTTTATTTTTATTTACATATTCGTTTATGAACTATGTTTGTATTCCAGTCGTTGTTAAAAGTTATGTTACAAAACAATGCTTGGAAGTTGACAGCAACGATGGATACTCCTGCAATAATTTGCCGTACCGTTATGAAATAATCTGGAGAGAATAATGTTCATAAAAAAAATATCTGAACATGAAATAATGTTGACCGAAATAGACTTCAACGGGGACAATTTTGAATTGCTCTCAAACCTGCAAGACAAAAAGTGGTACAAGCACGATTTAATCATTAAAGCCTCAAACGACAATGTTAAGTATGTTGTTCGTCACTTCCCCGATGCAACATGGGAAGATAACGCGATTGAAATCAAAAACAAATTCATTGAAGAAAAAGTTCCAAGTATTAACTCCTCTTATGTCCCGAAACGTGACATGCTGCCTCATCAGTCGGAAGGTTTCCTTTTGACGCGCGATGAGGCATTTTTTGCGTTGTTCTTACGGCAAGGTGAGGGTAAAACCAAATTAACGCTGGACACAGCAGCCTATTTATACCAACAAGGGAGAATAGACATGTTGGTGGTGATTGCATGGCCTAACGGGTTGCATAGAAATTGGAATAAAACAGAAATACCGCTAGACTTGCCTAATTTCTGTAATCACAAAGACGCTTATTGGTCTTCAAATTTAAGCAAAAAACGGCTTGAATTGCTTGAAGAAGTGATGACGCACAAAGACGGTCTTAAGATTTTGACGTTTAATGTTGAAGCATGTGTTTCTAAAAAAGGAAAAGAATATTTGCTAAGATGCGTTAAAGAAAATCGTTGCTTGTTAGTTGTTGACCAGAGCGCAAGTATCAAAAATTATTCGACAAAACGTACCAAATTTATTATTGATAAATTAGCTCCACTTGCGCCCTATCGTAGAATTTTAGACGGCTCGCCTGTGGCGGAAGGCGCGGAAGAGTCTTATTCTCAATTTAAGTTTTTAGATTGGAAAATCATTGGACATAAAACGTGGACAGCTTTTAGAGCAGAGTATTGTGTCGTTGGTTATTTTAATGAAATAAAGTCTTACAAAAACGTGGACAAGCTTTACAAATTAATCAATCCCTACATTTTTAGACTTAAAAAAGACGTGTTAGGTCTACAACCCATTATTTATAAAAGATGGTGGTTTGATCTGACGTCAAAAGAACAACGCATTTATAACGAACTTAAAAAGCTAGACATCACTACGTTCAGCAACGATTTAAAAAAACCAATAGAATACAATGAAATATTAGAGGCTCATCTAGCGATTGTTAAAAGTATGAGGCTGCAACAGATCGCAAGTGGGTGGTGGCCGCACGCTGAAAATTTTAAATCTATTGAAGAAGAGCCTAGTCGGTTACAAGCTCTAGTAAATCTTTTACTCCATACAAATATGGGAAAAGTGATTATTTTTGGAAGATTCAGGGCAGATTTAGAATTAATTCAAAAATACTTTGGCGACATTGCCGTCAGCTATCATGGCGGAATTGGCGAAGAAGAACGCGACATCGCTAAGCAAAAATTTATGGAATGTCCGAACACAAGATTTTTAATCGGACAGCCAAGGACGCTGGGAGTTGGACACACGCTAACAAGCGCAAACAATATTATATTTTATAACAACGACTATTCATTAAGATTCAGAGAAGAATGTGAGAAGCGCGCGCATAGACTGGGCTTAAAACATCAACTGACAGTATGGGATTTGGTGGCAGACAATACTCAGGACGACAAAATTTTGACGGCTTTACGCAACAAAAAAGAAGTTTCAACGGAAATTTTGAAGGACTATAAAAGCTTTTTCTTGTGCTGATAATAACTTAATATAGCTCAATGAGCGAGAAGACAATTTACCACAATTTAAAGAAACATATTGAAGAAGTTAATTTATGGCGCGTAGAAAACCGTTTAGACAACGGTATGCCCGACTACCACTTTGCCGCGTCTTCCGGCCGGAACGGCTGGATAGAAGCAAAATATATACTGACAATTGATCGTAAGGTTAAATTCCGCCCCGCACAGCCGCAATGGCTAATGAATTATTGCAATACGGGCAATTGCGCCCTTATCATCGTTAAGGTCGGGAATATCGGCCATGTCATTTTTGAAGGCTCAAAAGCAGAGGAACTTAAGACAAAGAGGGTATGGGAAGTGGATGGAATATTTTTGCTGGGCAAGCATAAACAATACTGGGGTCTAGTTGAGGAAGAAATATTGCGTCTGTATGAAAAAATAAAAAGCCCTGCAAGCAGGGCTAAACTTCCAGAGTAGGATTATTTTGCTTTTTTGGTAGCAGCTTTTGCTTTTTTAGCTGGAGCCTTTTTTGCTGGAGCTTTAGTAGCTGCTTTCTTAACGGGTGCTTTTGCCATAAAAATTTCCTGTGTAAATTAATAAAATGTCATATTGAGTTAGACACACTAACTATAAATATGAAATATAATATTTGCAACTAAAATAAACTAACTCCGCTATTAGTCAACAAAATATTTTATTTCAATATCAAAAAGTTCTAGATCTGGAAAAGCTCCAGCATCTGTCTTGTGGCTGAATCGATTAAACACTCGTTGATATGTGAAACCAACAGAATATTGATTGTGAAAGACACGCTCAATACCAATGCCCAGAACAGGAGCCACGGCAATAGTTTGCTTGTCTTCCTGCACATTCTTTTGAGCGCTATTTTCAACATAAAAATTTTCATTGTCGCTACCGCTAAAGTATTTGATCTCTTGGACAGACATTGCAAGTCCAACATCAGCTCTCAATTGTGTTTTGCCAAAAAGTGTTTGATAAAAATTGCCGATAACTTTTAAAGATTGTTCGTTAATCGATAATTTTCCATCGGCTGTGTAATGACATTTTCCCTCATAGACTGAACATTCTTTAAGTTCGTACTTTGATTCTGCATAGTTGTCCATTCTTAAGGTTAGGCCAAATCTTTCAGTAAAATTTCTACCGAACACAATGCTTTCACCAAGTCCACCAATTGAGTGAATATTTTTCTCAACAGCAATGGAATCGTCACCGCTAGCGGGATTTTTATTTGCATTGAAAATATTATGCTTGTCCGTGTCAATAACGGAATAGCCCGCGTCAAAGCCGACAAAGGTTCCTATTGGAGCCGCATTAGAAATTTCAAGCATTGAAAATATCAACACTAATTTAGAAATTTTTTTCATAATGTTTCCTCCTTAATAAATTAGACACGCGGAAATATATTATATATATTAAGATTGCGTTGCAATACATATCACAACGCAATTTTTCTTTAAGGAGCTGCTTTAAAAATCACCCAACTGTATGTTGAGACGTCCGATCCGCTCGATGACGTGATAGTAAAAGAGACGCCGTTACTAATCGAATATCGCACAAAACCCTCTGTGCCGCTTGCAGCCGTTTTCGTAAGCATAATTACATCGCCAGTCGCCGCGCAAGTCGTACTAACAGCAACGGAACCCGACGATAAAACCGCGCCTGTACCCATGCACGCGTTTGAGCCTGTTTTAATTTTTACGGTTTTCCCTGCCGTGGCAACTACTAAATCGCTTCCAACATTCACACTGCCCGCGAATGTCGCAACTCCTGTATTTGTAGCGCCTTGAGATATTATTAATTGATGTACGCCGTTAACAGCATCTAAGATATGGTAGTTCGCGTCGTTTACTCTTAGCCCAGTTTGCCATACCGAGGTAGTGTCAGTCTTGTAGTACGTTTGAGCATATCCATTCGCCTGATCTTTTCGAACTATGTTTAATGCGGCTTCATTAAATGATCCAGAAGTTGTACTAGCGATAGTGTTTACCACCGTTCCCGTACCGCTTGAAGTTTGGCCGGCAAACGTAGGACTATCAGAAGTCTGAATTCCTTGAACTGTATTCAGTGAGCTACCGCTGAAAGCTAAAGACGTACCGAGAGTGATGCCTGTTGCATTTGCAAGAGAGCCTGTTGCATTGCCCACTAAACTGCTCGCAGCGACTTGTTGGAACTTAGCATACGTCACTATGTTTGCAGCGAGTGTTGTTGCTACAGCTCCAGATGATGTTGTCACATCGCCTGTTAATGCTGGAAATCTCGCGGCCGCTAAAATGCCGGTTGCATTCGTACCGGATAAATCTACAGCGTTTGCAGTTATAACTTGGCTGCTTATAGATAAGTAGTTTTGTCCTGCTAGTGTTACATCGCCGCTATTCGTTCCTGTTAGATTAAGCATCGTTTTTGCTGTGGCTTCGCTTAATACCTCGACGTTACCAGTGCTTGCCGTATTACGACCCAGGAAGGACGCTGTAGACATCTGTGCCATTTTTGCAAGCGTGACGGCATTATCTGTAAGCGTTGTCGAAAAACTATTTGCTGAGGATGTTACGTCGCCGGTAATTGCGAGCGTTTGTAATGCCGCACCAGAAAAAGTCAGGGTAGAACCGAGTGAAATTCCCGTAGCATTCGCGAGTGAGCCAGTCGCGTTGCCCACGAGATTGCTTGCACCAACTTGCTGAAATTTAGCAAAAGTAACTTTGTTAGTACCGATAGTTGTTGTACCGAGCAAATTCATGGTGATGTCACCGCCCAAGGCGTGCGTGTCCCAAACAGTACCGGAACCAATGAGCACGTTTCCACTCGTCGCGGTAGTAGTACCCAATGTCGCACCGTTGATTTTAACAACAGTTGCCGCATTGCCGACACTGGTCACGTCTCCTGTTAAATTTGCGTTAGTAGTAACCGTGGCAGAATTTCCAGAAATATTAATTCCCGCCGTGCCCGCAGAGATATTTGCAGCAGTGAGACTGGTTAAGTTCGCGCCGGAAACAGCCCCGAATGAGCCACTCCAGGTGCCGCTAGTAATAGTTCCAACTGTTGTGATGTCGGAACCAATTAATTTTGAAGAGTCGATACTTCCAGCGAGCATCGCATTAGAGACTTTTGCGGAACCGATTGATAAAGTGACGGGTGAAAAACCACTGCCAGAAACGTCACCCACATAGGACATCGACTGTCCACCCCAGCGAGAAAATGAAATTGCATCGAGCCCAATTGTTGCTACTGTTGCATTCTGTAAATAACTTATTCCGCCGTTAACAGAACCCACAGCCACATTGATAATATCGCTGGGAGTTATTTGTGCGGGAGTATCGTAATCAATAGAGCGAGTTAACACAGCTTGAGTGCTAACATCACCGATGGTAGTTAGTTTGTAAATTCCGTTTTCAAGACTGCTCGTTTGATCCTTCAAAAGATATTGAGAATTTAAAATTCCCGATTGTCCATCAAGACTAAACGCGCCTGTTGCAGTCAATGTGAATGTTGCGCCTAGACCAGATGACACGTTGTTGTACGTACCTGTCAAATTAGCCGTAGAAGCCGCAACAACCGCAAATTGGTTGAACCCAGCAGCAATTGAGTCGACGTAATTTTTAGTGACAGCTTGTGACGAACTTGTGGGATCGGCGTTTAAAATTAAATCCCCAGTCATCGTTCCGCCGCTCAAATTCAACTTAGAATTTAAATCGGTAGTCAAATTGGTGACTTGTGATTCGGAAATTTGGATCGGCGTATTAGCTGCGGCGATTGTTAGACCTTTAGCGTTTACAGTAATTGTTGAAACCGATGATGCAGTTCCCCAGCTTCCTACATTACTATTAACAGTAGCGAGTGTGGGAGAAGGATAACTTCCCGTTAAATCTCCACTGGCCGCGCCGGTAGGAGCCGCGCCCGTGATTGCAACGCTTGATGCAGCCGTTACCAATCCTTTTGCATTAACCGTAACCTGAGAAGAGTGTGTTCCGTCTCCAAAAGTTCCTACATTTGAGTTAACAGTTGCGAGCGTTGTTGTCGCAGCGCTACTCGTCACATCGCCAGTCAAATTTGTTGAAACGAGATTTTTGCTTGCGTCTGTAGCAACTAAACTCGAAGCCGTTAGGCCGCTAAGATGCGCCCCAGTAACACTTAAAACTCCCGTAGATGGATTTAGAGAATAGTTTGTCGAAACAAAAGGAGAATTATTTCCGCTGCTCGTCGATGATAAAATGGGATAAATATTTGCGTTTACTGACGTACTATTTATGGCGAGATATCCGTCTAAAATACCCGAGAAAGTTCCGCCAGAAAAATTACCACTCGAATCACGCGCAACGATAGTTGAAAAAGTATTTGCGCTAGTGGCTACCAATGGGCTTTGTAAAGTGACTACCCAAGCTTTGCTTGTAGGATTGACTAACTGAGCAACAGCACGATAATTTGCTGGAATAACAAAATCGGAGGACGAGCCATTGATCGTTGCGCCGCCCGTGGGAGAGAGCGTAATTGAATGTACTGCACGAGTTTGCACAGAAAAAGAATCGTCCGCGTTCGTGCTAAAATACGAGGCAGGAATTGTCGCCGTATGATCCGCCACATCATCACTAACGAAAACTGTTCCAATCTGCGTACCGTCATAAGAGAGGTCAGAAGTAACATAATGTGTCGATTGAAATACCTGAGCGCCGTTTGGAATATTCATCGGCCATGCGGAAGAAATAGACTGATTTTGCCCATCAATTTTTAATGCTGTCACATCCGCGCCGTAACTTTTTGTTATCACGTAGAGCGCTGCGTTTTCACTGCTAGAAAGTTGGGTTTGTGAAATAGCCTCGATACGAACGAATGATTTAATATTTCCGTTACTAATTACCGCTCGGTAATCAATGCCCCAAGGCGAGGGAGTATTAGTATTCGGATCAACATAATTCACTAATGCGTAATGAATCTGATCGAGTAAAAAATTTGTGTTAAAGGTAGCAATCGGATTTAAGTTGTTTGAGTTGAGAAGAATAGAGCCTAATGCGCCATCCGTTCCGTTATCATACGCATCCTGCAAAGTTGCAATTCCAACTTCTCCAGTTGTAGCCAGTGTTCCACTTGTTGGGAACGTCACATTCGTATCGCCAGTAATATTGAAAGTAGAAGGATGAGCGCCGTTAATCGTTAATGTACTTGCATTATCATTACTAACACCCGTACCGCCATTTTGTGGCGGAACAGGAGCAGATAATGCTATAGACGAAAATAAAAAAGCTAATAAAAATGAAAAGTATTTTTTAATCATGATTGTTTACCATACATGTAAGAGAATGTCATATTGTAAGTGTCTGGAATTGTTGTAGAAAGTTGTACTTGAACTCCTGCGCCATTAACGCTTGTTAGAGTAAATACCTCGCCGTCTACTAATGCTGAATCCGATGCCCTTTTTATATTGCTACCGATTAATTCTGCTTGATTATTATTAGTAAAATTCGCGTTTAATGGATTGGTCATCTGGAAAGTAGCTGGGTCTCCAGCAACAACAATTTGCAAAGAAACGACAACGATAATTCTACAGCCTGCATTTGAACCACTTCCAAAATAAGAACCAACAACATTCCTTATTGTAGTAATATCTGAGCCATGTGAGAAAATTGGACTAAACGCTCCAAAAACTACAGGATTCGGAACAACGTCGCTCTGTCCACTACCATCACTAATTTGATCATCAATTTTTAACAGTGAAGTTCCTTTGCGTCTTCTGTACCAAAGTTGAGTTGATTCTTTAAAAAAATGTTTGTTCATTATTCCTGTAGGAATTGCTGAAAAATTTCCATCGTCAGACGAAGGCGTACTGCTTCCAGTTGAAAATTCTATAACGCCCAATTCGTCCGTCCATACAGCAGATTCTTGAGTGATAATGGTTGATTGCCATTCCGTCGTTGCTGTTAAAACAATCATTGTCATAAAAATTTCCTCTACAATTTAATGTGAAAGTAAACAGCAGTTGAGGGCTGCAAGTTATTGTGTGCGCCATCGCCACCCGTGTCAGCTGTCGTTGATTTATTATCCGTAGCATTCGCACCTGTATTAACGGCAACATTGCCACCTGATCCTACGTCATAAATAAAATCACCTTCTAATGCGCTATGATTATGCGAAGGTAGCTCTGTAACTATTAAAGTGTGTGTAGCTTCACCAAAAGCTTCCGCCAAGCTATAAGTTCCGCCTGCTACGTTTACAAGAGTTCTTCCATTTGTAGGGGGAAGTTGTAGAGTTTTATTCGCTGCCCAATCTGCAGCAGCGCTCACTCCACGACCACCACTTACCGAACAATATGTGTTTGAAACTGAATTCCATAACTCTGTAAATAATGCCTGAGTGTCACTATTAGCTCTGTCTGCTCCAGAAGTTGCGCTTCCGATTGTAGAATCTGTCCACAACATCCATCCAATTTTTGGCGTTGCGCTGAATGTTACTTTAATGTCTGAGGGATCAAAATTATTATTCACAATCAATTTTTTCAACGCGGTTAAAAAATCACTGACAGCCGTTGTTTCTTTAACGCCGCTTGGTGTAATTGCAGCTTCTTTTAAAACAGCATAAAGCGCGTAAACAACGTCGTTCATATAAATTTCTACAAACGGCGTTCCGGTATGGTCGCCAGGAGAGACGTCATTTTTAAAAGAACCATAATCAAGACCTGCGCCAACATTTGGAGCATTTGTATTGGAAACTTGCGCGTTTAAATCAATCATATTTCACCAATCAAATTAAAAAACCATCGTAGATCCATCACCCATTGTCGCGCCATCACCCATTGTATCGTCCGTGTAATGCGCATTTATTAAAGCCCGTGTATTCGTGGGCTTTATTTGCAATAGCGTCGTTATAAACGTACTACGCAATTCTATCGGAATAATTAGCGGAACTTCAATTCCGCTTGGATCCGCCACCACAAAATAATATCCCCACATACTCGGCTTAGGAGAGATCGCATACGTTTTATCTGGAATAAAGCCATTAACTAAAAGTTGACAGCCAATCGAGATAAAATAATTCGGATCCCACCACGTTCCAGTATCGCACGTTGCTCCGTCACCGCATGTTGTACCGTCAAACATTGTTACGGAATAATGTCCTAGATTCTCGTAAACTTTTGCTGTAATTCCAATCGTTGACAGCATGTATTCAATGTAACTTGGACTTTGCCCTCCCTGCGCTGCCCATTGTGCGGCTAACCTGTCACGGCGTTGCTCTTCCGTCATTCCATTGACGCCTATTAAATAAAATTGCTGTTCCCATTCCGCAATTGAATTTGTCAAATACGGAAAAGGCGTCTCTTTTATAATAATAAAAAGAGATTTTAGTCTATGGCAAACTTGCGTCATTCCATCAATAACTTTTAAAAAAAAGTTACTTAGATGAATGTTCCACGCTCTACCGTTGGGCAATAACAATCTATAGACTTTTACAAAGCGTTTTTGATAGTCCATCTATAGTGTCGCATAGGTTATTGTGCCAAGTTTTGCTTTTTGTCCTTCCCCTAAAATAAATTTCGCAACGTCAGTCGTCGGCGCGGTACTAAGGAAAAATTGCGCGTCAGTAAAAGAAGAGCCGTTCACTTGTGCGGCCTCATCTATAACACTGATCAATTGAGTTGACGTTATAACACTCTTGTTATTCACAGAAAGTCCGTCAATGTACGGTTCACGATTCAATAGATATTCTGTTAAAGAACTTTCAATGTCGTCTTGAACTTTGGTGTTAATTGGAGTTAAATTATAAATTTTAACATTAAAAGTGGCACGGTAAATCGGCAATGACAAAACTCTTGCGCATACGGGTCTACGGTTTGGTAAATTGATGCTGTCAAACACGGCGGTTAATTCTGTGGAATCTGGAATACCGTCAACACCAATTTCAGACTCACTATAGACTTGAACATAGCTTTCTTGATCGCCCGCGTAAGGATACGCGTTGATAATCGTTGCAACTTCTTCTGCCCAGATTCTATAATCAGAATATGCACCACCCTGCGGCGGGCGTTGGAATCTACCAACAACGCGGGCGCGGTAAACTTCAAGATCTTCTTTGTCTGCGCCGAAGACGATTGTGTCGGTAATAATAGGAGAATTACTAATTCCAGGCAATGAAGTCACAATACTCACGGCACTACCGTCCGGTAAGTTGCCGTTAATGCCAGGCGTAATTGCCGTCATTGTGGTTGTTGCGACATTGTCAACAACAGTAACATCGGTATCAATCGTGTAAACGACTTGTGTTAAGGTGTTTAAAATCTTCGTTCCGGTATAAATCGTTTGTCCGTTTGTGCCAACAAACATAATTTGTAGCTGCGCGCTTTGCGCGGGGGCGCGAATAATATTGACTAATTCTCCCCACAATTCAAGAGCTTTCTCTCCTGCGGTTATGGGGAATATTTGTAAATATTGCCAGCCAGCATATTTGTAGAGAATTGTGGCTACGCCAGCCCACGCGAATCCCATAACACGGAAAACAGCTTTAGGCAAAAATGGAATTGACTGAGCAATTTTTCCTTCAATATCGGAAATTACGGCTGTCGCAATTTCTGTCGTTGTTGGAATAATTGGAGCAGCCATATTTTTTAACTCTTCTCATGTGATGGACTTAAATACTGTCCGACCCAATTGTTGGAATACTTAAATTGTTGAGTACTATTATCATTTTTTAAAACAGTAATTACAACTTGATACGCACCATTTATTATGGAAGATTGTGTTGTGATTTCATTTACAATATTCTCATCAATGAGCCATTGAATATCTCGTTTTATTGCCTCATTTAGTCGCTGTGCGCTTTGTGGGTTTAATGCTAGACCTTCCGACAATTTCTCATATTCTCCGCCCATTTGATACGTTGGAGTTTGTTGTAAATTCTCATTAGCCCAATACGATTTTTTGTCGCCAGAATATAAAGAAATAAAAATAGCGGTTTCTAAGCCTTGTTCCATTGTAGGCTGTCCATTCTCAACATTGATGTCTCCGGCGATCAAATTGTTAAAAAGAGCTAGGTCGCCTTCAAATAATAAATTCTCATTAGCCATCAGTTTTTACCGTCGTTGTTTTAGAATCAGAAATATCAATACTAACAGGAACTGTCGGCGTAGACGTTGGAGATCCACTCGCTATATGAACATGATCATTAAACGCGTTGATTAATACTGTAAAATGCGCGCTAAAAAATTCAAATAATAAAAAACTATAAGAATTTCCGTTTAATCTAACAACGCCCTCATTGTCACAATAGACTTCAGCTTTTGTATCACCACGGCTAAACATTCTGGCTTCACCAGGAAGCGCAATATTTTCCTCTGGTAATTTCTTACAGCCAATAACGTATTGATTGTTCCTACTCATAACACTTTCCACTAAAAGAATGTCGCCAGGAATTGGCTTAGAATCAAATCCAGGCGGATAAAACTCTTGTCCAGGAACAATATAATTTGCGATAGAGTTATATCTTATCTGCAATAAATTTCCAACAACTTGTATAAATTTTCCTATTAAAGCCACGGTAAAGTTATTAACTCCTCGTTTGTGTATGCTTGCGGTAGTGTCAATTCCAATTCAGTTTTGCGCTCATTTGCACTTGTTATTAATCTAACAGTTTTAATAATAAATTCATAATTTATATAGATGAACGCGCTAGGATAAATAACTTGTAGGCGAGTGTCTTCTCTCCAAATTTCATTTAACGGCGTGCGCCACCCTTCAACTGTCAAAATATAATTTATTCTGTCAGACCAATTCCTTCTATGCTTAGCCTTAACAGCATCAACAATTGTTCCTTGGTCAATATTATCCAACTCAAATAAAAATGGTCGCGATACTCCTGCAGCAGTTATAAACTCGTCAGTTTCCGTGTACAGGTCTCCGTTTTCTTCGTCACTAGATCCTGCCGACATTCCCAACATTCCTGTGATTGATGAATATCCTAATGTTCCATCAAGTACACATTCAATTCCAATAATATTGGTTTCTTTTTCCTGTAAAGTAAATTTAGATTTTACAGTGGAAGCTCTCGTTAATTCTAAAGTTCCATCTGGCGTACTGCGGAATATCAGTCCACGTTTCTTTGCAAGATCAATTAAAAAATTGATAACCTTGTCTTGCGGCTTAACGGTAATGTCTGCGAATGGCTGCGTGTCGCCTGAACTGTCTAAAAATTCCAAGTTAAAAAACTCTAGACTACTTCTAGCAATTTCTGGCAACGTAAGGCCGTCAAAATACAATGGAAAAGCGCTCTGTGGAAAATTACAATCATTAAGAATTCCTGCAGAACTATATCCAGAAATTTTTAATGTTCTACTATCGTATGCGCTGCTAGGCTTATTATTAATAACATTGCCCGTCAGTATTAATTGATTTCCTATAAAAATTTTGCAAAGCTTATACGTGAATGGTCTGAATAAACTACGATACAATAATACGTCTGGGTCCCAAGGAACGGAAAATGAAAAGCTGTTTGCAAACTTATCAATGGTCAATTCAATCGTTAAATCAGACCAATGAATTAGCCTAACGCCATCAATAATGATGGTCACTAAGTCAGGATCGTCAGATTTCTGTATTATAGGAGCGAGAGCATCTTTTAAGTCTGGAATGACTAAAACCATGCCAGATTGCAATGGAACATTTTGTCGTAATTGTTGATTGGCGTGCAAAATAACAGGATATTTGGAAACGTCTCCATACATGCGTATAGCAACTGCTTGGATAGTATCTCCTGTTTTGACAATATAATTTCTAGGCATAATAAACAATGTTCCTATTTTTAGGAATCAATATTATTTCTTCGTCTTCTAATTGATTTATAGAAATTAACTCGTCTAGAATTGCATCGCTTGAGCTTCCGTATAATTCAAACGACAAATCTATAATCGTTCTTTCCCGTTGCAAAATAACATTCCGTTCTTGCTTTAAGGTAAACGCAAGACCCGCAAGGCGTGAAGAAGTTTGTTGAGCAATATTATTTAATCTCTCTGCTACTGTTTGATCTCCATAGAGCATTAAATTAAGGTCGTCAATTTGGAATTGTTGCTGGCTAGTTTCAATATAATTTCTTGTTTGCTCATACATAGCCAATGCAGTTTGGGAAGCTTTTAACGCTTCACTTTTTGTTTTATATTCTGCAAACAATGTGGCCTGAGCAGCCGCCGCCGCGACAGCAGCAAGCACAGCAGAATTTTCAATAACAGAATTTCGAGTGTCATTTGTTTTATCATTTATTTTTGCATTGTCAATAATTCTTTGCGTTAAATCTGCATAGCCACTCAATCTGCGCTCAATCTGTTGCGTCATGCGCGATGGAGTTTTTACCAATGTGATTGTTTGCATAACAAGGGACAATGGGTCGTCAATTAACGTGGTAATGTTACTGTTAATTTGGTTATAGATATTATGGAACTGTGCATTAATTCCCTGTTCAATTTGGGCGACTTTTGTTAAAGCAGCCGTTATAATTTTGAGCAATGCTGTCCAGCGACTCTCACTGTCCACGCGCTCTTGCGGCGTATTATATTTTTCTTTGTCGGCATAGTCTTGCGCGTCCAATTCATCGAATTCTTCTTGCTGACGCAATAAATCATTTGCCACGTCTGCATTAGTCGCTGGGAAAGTTTTATCGGTACTTTCCACAAATTCAATTTCTATTCTGGCTTGGTTTGCAGCAGTGACTAGAGCGTCTTTGCGAATCACCCTTGTGACTTGCACGGTTTTTGTTCCGTACATCGGATGTTCTAAAATTCCATTGCCGCTCTCATAAAGGGCATTAATAAAAACGGTTGCGCGTAAATCATAATTGGTTCCGCTTAAAAAAGCGGTAAAGGGATAGTGTTTTTCGCCTGAGCCTAATCCCAAAACATACGCACCATCACGACTTGGAAATCTATAGATAGAAATATTTTTATCAAAACTTTCTTCCACGTCCTCATATTGGAACGTGGTGCGTACTCCGCTTGGTGAAGTATAAGAGGCTTCTTTTAATCTTTCTGACCACGTCATTAGAATGAGCTACTCCGCGCTAGATTAAATTCAAAATCGTTGTAACTCTTCGTATTTATTTCAGCATCTTTAGGAGCGTTATTAAAATTAACGTCAATTTGTCCACCAATTCTATTGTTAACATTGGAAGAAATTGGTCTAATTAATTTTGAACTTAAAGTAACGTCTTCCCCCTGTTCGCCTTTATCAACATAATTTCGAGTAACGTCATCGGTTGTGGAAACTTCTTTTTTTTCTAAAATTGTCGTAACAATGGGCTTTGTTTCAACAGACTTAAAAAAGCTGGAAACCCATTTAAGCATATCGATCACAGACTGTAATGGATGAATAAAGAAATTAACAATAGTGTCTCCTACGGCAATGACCCAGCCTAGAAATTGTGAGGCGGCTGTATTTAAGAAACCAAAAAATCCATCTCTAAGTCTGTCCCAGTTTTTGTATAGATAGATTAATGTTCCAATTAAAATACTGACAAGAATTGTGAATAAAATTATTGGATTTGCAGCCAACGCCAAATTGAAAAGCCAAATAACGGTTGTGACCAGTTTTACAATTGTTATTAATGGAATAAAAACTTCCAGCATTGTAACAAGCCATTTGATAATTTCTTTAAGTGGACCCGGCTGACCAATTAACCTAAAAAATCCTGTGAACAAATCAAGAGTAATTCCTAATCCAGGCGAGACATGATTCATCAATATTAATTGTAAATCTTGAAACGCACTTATAAGTGAGAATATTCTTCCTTGAAAAGTTTCCCTCATAATTTTCGCCATTTTTTCAGTGGTTCCAGCGGCATGTTCTAATTGCTTCGTGTATTCTTTTATAGCTTCTACGTTGCCCATAAGTACACTTGCAGAAGCAACGGCTTCTTTGCCAAAAATAGTGGATAAATATTTAATTCTTTGAGCGCTTCCCATTTTGTTAAGTTTTTCTGCTAACTGTCCAATTATATCCGTCATATCTATAATGTTTCCTTGAGAATCTTTTGTTTGGATTCCAAGTTTACGTAACAATGCGGTTCCCTGTCCAACTGAAGCATTAAAGCGAATAAAAATATTTCTTAAAGCAATGCCCGCCCTTTCAGATTTAATGCCTGCGTTAGATAGCACGCCAGCATAAGCGGAAAACTGCTCAACACTAACACCGACTTGTTTTGCAATCGGAGCGGCTTGACGTACAGCTTCAAATAATTGCTCTACGTCAGTACTAAAAGTGGTTGAAGTTAATAAGAATACATCGTTAACTCTAGCCAAATTCTTCGCTAATTGCTCAGTGTCTTTTGTCATTAAGCCAAAGCCACCTAAACTGTTTGTGGCGATCATGCTCGCACGCGCAAGATCCAAATTTGCAGCAGTAGCAAGGTCAACAACACCAGGCAAAGCAGATATTGCTTGGTCTACTTTAAAGCCAGCCAAGGCCAGATATTCCAGACCTTGCGCGGCTTGTACGGCTGTAAACTGTGTCATTTTGCCAACTTGGCGAGCGGCTGCTTCTATTTTTGCATATTCAGACGTACCCTTTTTAATGTTAACGTCAAACTTGGCTCCGGCACTCGCGAGAACTTTTTCAAAGTCTATACCAATTTTAAACGTGTCAGTGATTAATAATCTAAAAGCAGTTAACGCAATGGTGGCTTGAATGATTCCACCAGCAATTGAACCGAATCCACTACCGATCGTTCTCCCAGCAGTATTAAGATTTTTCATTAAGATTTTATTTTTTGCAGAAAATTCGTCCAAAGACTTTCCCATTTTCTGCAAGGGCTTAGTGATTTCATCAAAGGCTGTAAATATCGCGCTGACTTTAAATACGTTTGCCATTTTTCACCTTTTCAGCCGCTTTTGCATTCGCCTCGGCGAGTTTCTCAACAAGGCGATAATAAAAGTCTAAGTCGTACAATGACATCCGATTAAGCTTTTCGTGATCCGTCCATCCGTTATTAACCAATGAACCAAGTTTTGAATACCAGTCTTTGCTTAATGTGCCAGCACCATAAAAAAAACTTCTGATACCTTGACGGCTATCATGAAATCTCGAGCAAGCATTCTACTGATCATGCCAATGGCTTCTCCAGCCATTGCAGCAATCATGGCTTGTTGCTTTCCAATTCCTTGATTATTATTGAATTGGTCAGACATCTTTAACTTGGCCACGTCCAACATTCTATATTTTAAAGTGGGTCGATTTTCATTTAATGGCTTAAACAAATTATGAACAATGACAAATTCGTCTTTTTCTTGCTCTAAACTAATTTGTCCTAACTCAATTGCGCGTAAAACAGTTTTAATTGAATTGTCACGCTCAACTAGTCTTTCTTCTGGACTTTTTCCAATTTCTTCTAAGTTAATGTCGCAACCAAACGCATCGATCATTCTTTGAAATTCTATTAATGCGTCAGCACTGCCCAATTTAATAATGTCCATAAGTCTCCTTATTGTAATACCATGTTAATGCAGTCAAGCGACAATTCACATGTCGCGTTCATTGTTTGGCGTTTGATTTCGCCACTTAATTGACATTTACCAGAATAAATTGCACCGCTTGGCAGTTCAACAGTAAACGAAATATAGTCTTTTAGTTCTGCAAAATCTTGCAATGCTTCAAAGTCTAAAAGAGTGTCGTCAATTGTGACGTTAACACCTTCCAATCTTTGCGTGACTGCCTTTTTAATTAAACGGCTCGTTCCGTCACCGTTAGGCTGAGATTCATTTTCCGTGCGAACAAGTTTCTGCCCAATGTCAGCGTCACCCACAATGCTAAACGGACGACCTAATAAGGTTAATTTCCCACAACTTCCACCTAATGCTGGCATAATTAATTTCCTCCGACTTGGGTTGAGAATAAAAAGTCGGTACTTTTGATTCTAGCACCGCCGCTATAAAAAGTAGGAATCACAGAATTTAATCGATTGTTATTGCTTGGATCGATTTCTACGCGTGTATTTTTGCGAGTATAATCCGCGTCAACAATAATTGCCTTAGTTTCCCAATCATCTACACGCGCAAGAATTGCTGCTTTAGCTGCAGAGGGCTTGCGTGCATTAGGATTGGTCGCTTGATCATTGTCACCAACTAAAATCTTTTGGTTCCATTCGTCACCGTCAAATAATGTGCGCAAGTCGTTTAAAATGTATTGAGACTTTGCAATGTCGACAACGTAACGATATCCAGGCGCGTCAACTCCTGCAGGATGGTACGTTGTTAATGCGTCCCCTACTTTTACTTGGCCATTATCTAGATAGCTCGTACTGCAACCGCGTTTTTCAATATAATCTCTTTCAGCATATTCCCATTGGTCTTGAGCCAAGCCAGGAACAATGCCATAGACAACGCCGCCGTAATAAGGTTTGGCAGGATCATTGTTGGAAGTGATTGCAGTTAATGCCGCAAGACTTGCCGCAATTTCAAACGGCGCACTAGTAGAGCCAGGAACCGGAAACTTGCAATTGGTTCTGTCATTTTTTGCTGTATCGGTTTCAGAACTGACAGTCGTAGGATCGGTTTCAAAACTTCCATAGATCGCATAGAACGGTTGACCCACAATGGCTTGCCATAATGTCTCGTTGGTATTGATCAACTTTGTTAAATTGCTAGCATCATAAAATTGATTAACAACAATTGTTTCATGAACTTCGCCAAAATTTGCTAACGCTCCAGTTAAATTTGCATCAATGTCTCCGCCCGACATATCGGTAATCGTAATTGTTATTCCTGCAGAGGCTCCAAATAAGCTAATGCCGATGTCGTTTGAAGTTAAGCCTTCCCAATTAGCAGTAAGGGGAATTGATCCAGTGTCAATGTCATCAGTCGTAACCAATAAATTAACATTGCTGTCCAGCATATTTTTTACTTGAGTTGCTGCGGCTGAGGCAGTCGTGCCTTCTGTCAAAGTAAAAGTGAAAACTTCACTACCAATACAAAGAACATATTGCTGTGTAGCTGTTTGTGTGCCAGAAAATGCAATGGAACCAGTTGCCGCAACAGCATCCGCTCCTGCAGGAACAGGATAAACGTCAACAGGAATCGTTCCAACATTTTGCTGAGGATTAAAAAGAATTCTACAAATAGTGTGAATTGGACTACCATAACCGAATGTGTCACCAGCGTCTTTAATGCTTAAAATTTCAACGCGTGCATTATCAGTAAATCCGGTAACGCCAGTTTTTGCGCTCGCAAGAACTGCAACACGTTGCGGCAATAAAGGAGACTGAACTCGCAATTGCGCGTTCTTAAAACTAATGCCTGTGCCGCTCGCAATAGAGCCTTGTGGTATTGCTTGTGATATTCCCATGATTTACCCCGTATTAACTAAAACACCGTCTAAGTTTTCACTGCTAGTTTCTGTATTCAAATTCGATAAAACAGACGTCAATGCGTCTCCGTTTAAATCGTTAATTAATTCGACAAATTCAACCTTGAATATTACACGCGTTGAAATTGTATTGTTAGTGGTTGATGGAGAATTTTCTGGAATAAATTTTGTAATGTCTTCAATATATCTTTTCTTAATAAAATTTGGATATAAATTCCCATCTACATCTTTCCCAAGCGGAAAACCTAATTTGTAATATTTTGGAGACATTAAAATTCCAATTATTTGTCTAACCACTCTATTATTGATAGAACTGGATGCAGTTAAACCAATTTGAGAATAATCTTCAGGAGTTAGAGCTTCTGAATAGACGTCAATATAATATGTTCCAACACAATTAATGTTTGTTCCATTGTTAATTGTCTCAAAAGAAGAATTATTGAACCAAACATTAACGATCGGTATTTCAAGTTCAGTTTCTGTCTCAATTATGAGGAAGTCTTCCATGCGATTTTGCCAAGAAAAATCGGCTGGATTTAAAGAGAGTAATTCTGCTTGAGCTTCTTGATTGGTTTCTTCTGCTACTAAAATATCATTAATTTGAACTAAAATATTTTCAAAAGTGGAATGTTGTAGTAACGGTAGAGTCTGATCCATTATAATCCTACGTCTAAAATTGCCACGCCCAGCGTGTTGTCTTTGCGATAAGATTTTACAGTAAATGTCTGTCCGGGAAGATCAACAAATTCGACTTTGTATCCATGCACTGGAATTTGTCCAAAAGCTGCTATGCAATCACTTTGCTTTAAAACAACTTGAGTAATTCTTCCCATTGCTCGTTGCGTGTTTGTTTCAACTTCTTGAAAAGTATCATTCGTCAAACCAATAAATTGAACGGTTAGACCGCTCATATTGGTGATATTCATAGTTTGACCCAACTCTGTCTGTAAGAGTTGGGTCAAGTCTTGCAAGGCTAAGGCGCGAATTTCACCAGGCATTATTTATTGTCTTGTTTCTGCAATCCAAGCTGTGAACGAGGTTCCAATTTTGGAGTCTCGACTTTGTCTTCTTTCAAATTTTCTTTAATAACTTGTTTTTCAGTTTTCAAAGTTTCTTTAACAACTTGTTTTTCAGTATTTTTGCTTTCAACAATTTTTACAATCTTTCCAGATTTTAAATAACGGTCTAAGGCTTCTGGACTATCTACAGCGTCTTTATTGAATTGAGAATTTTGTCTAGCTATTCCACGATTAGTTAGAATACTGATCCTGCCTACAATTTTATATTTTTCCATATAAACTCCTAGCCTCCCAAATCAGTGTTGAGGACTGCCACAGCATCAATTTCTGTTAAGCAGAACATTGGGCGTGAGCGCAAGCCAACAGTTAAATTTTTACCATCTTTACTGCAATAAACATAAGGAGCATAACGCACTGGTTTGCCAGTAGGCTTGATCGATCCAAAGTTAATCGCTTGTGCGCCTTCCATATTGCCGTCCGCAAAACGTGGCAGGCCGCCCCACCAGATGTCGGCGCGTAAACCTTTACAGGTAACGATAACAACGTCATCAGGAACGTATTTAACTTTTTCGCCTTCGTTTGGAAGACCAAAGCCCATTGGTACTTCGTAAACTTGCGGATATGTCCAGATTTCATAATTGTATGAACCGATCGTGCAAACGCCGTGGAAAGTGGCACCAGCAGAATTCATAGACGGCGGCTTGATAGCAACATAATCAACACGTCTAAAATTAGCACGTTTTTGTACTTCGTCATTTGCTAAAAACGCATCAAGAGAGCCTTGTCCAAAAATCAACGTATCTGGAACTCTTCCAGAGTCTGCGCGAATAACGTCTCCTAACAATTCAATGTCTAACATTGCAGCAGCACTAGAAGTAGACCAGGAAGTAGCAGCAGTTGCTGCATGGCTTGTTTTGCGATGGAAATCAATCGTAGCATTGTTAATTAAAGGAATGGTTCCAGTAATAAACGCATTAACGCCTTGCCATTCTATCGCGCGAAGAATGTCTTTTTTCAGTTCATTTGCGCTTGATGCCAAAATAGCTGTTGATTCAATTGCCCAGTCAACCTCGGTATATTCTGTTTTGCCAGTCAAACGAGTAAATAATTCGTCTGCGGTCAAAGTGGCTTTCTCGTTATATTCTGGCGGCTGGAAAGTTTTATTAGTATAGGGTTGTGGACGATAAACTTTATTCGCTCCAGTTCCATATTTAACATCAACCGCAATTCTTTCACGACCGCGGACGATGTCCATTGTAATTAATAACGCGTTAGTTGGAGCATTGTCGACAGCCATACCACTAAAAAAATTGGTAGGAGCGAACATATTTTCAAAAGTACGCTCAAAAGTCTTTGTAAGAGTTCCTGGATTAAGCATTTTTATTACCCTCTACTGGTTGTCTTCAATATAAAGTTGATCGGTCGTAATTGCGAAAATAGTGTAATCGCGCAATTGGTCTAGATACGAATCCGGTTGACCCGATGGACTTGCTGGAACGGTATCCAACGAATCAGCATTTTGAAAAAGTAATAATCCAGCGTCAACATCGCCAGTGATAATTGCCATTGCAAAAGTGTCAGCATCAGTAGCGTCGCAATCAGCACTTAAAATCATTCTGGCTAATTGTGAACCGTCTGTTGCAGTACTATCCACAGCAACATATTTTCCTGAAGAAGTAATTTTCCCTAAAACTGTTCCTGCTAATAAGTCTTGGCCGGAAGCAATTGTCACTTGGCGATATTCGTTATTGCCAAGCTCAACAACCGCACTATTAATATTAGTAATTTCTGGATTCGTTGTTAAAACTGGTACTGACATTATTTAACCTCCCAAGATTTAGCGCGAGCCGTTGCTTTTGCAACGATTTCGTCTAATAATTTTTGATCGACTTCGCCTTCTTCTTTTTTAGCATCAACGTTTTTTTCGTCTTGCTTTGATACATGCGCAACGGCTTGTACATTCTCAGCCTTACGAGCTTCTACAGCAGAAACTTGATTCATTTTGGAAGCTAAAATAGCAGCACTGGAAGCGTCAATAGCTTCTCCGCTTAAAATGCCGTCTTGAACTTCTTTGGCGTCAACAGAAATAAACTTGACCCAGCCGCTTACGCGTCTTTTCTCAGCCTTAACGCCGTTTTCATAACTCTCACTTTCTAACTTTGCTACTAGCTCAGGATGAGCCGCACGCAATTCCAAAACCGAACTTAATTTGTTTGTCGCTTCACTCATTCTGAAATTCTCCGTTAATTTTTTAGATGATGAAAAATTTTTAATATCAAAAATTCCATCCACCATGTTATTTAATATTGCCTCTTTAGACAACATAACTTTTCCTTTTCCATAATTTTTTCTTATAAATTCCGCACTAACATTCCTACCAGCAGAAATTTTTGATTCTAATTCCAAATAAATCTCATCAAGGTGAGAAACTAACGATTCTTTTCCCGCTTCCGTTGTCAAATCCATTCTCTTGTTAGGAGAAAGTGTGTTAGTAAACGAATAAAATTTTATTCCTTCTCTCTCTAGCATGTCTTTTGCAGAGAAAAATTCAACAACAACTCCCACACTGCCGACTTCTGACAGGTTTGTAAGGGAATAAATCTTCTTAGATTGGCTCGCCAACATGTACGCTGCGCTCGTAGCGCGGTCAATTACGACAGAATAAATCGGTTTTTTTGCATTTTTAATGGCATCCATAGCAGGAATAATGCCGTCTACAGAACCACCAGGCGAATTAATTGCTAGTAAAATCGTTTGAATCGACGGAGAACTCTCTGCAATTGCAACTTTTTCAATAATTTCTTGATAAGTTGTTCCATAATATGAAACACCACTCGGTTGTAACACGCCGTTAATATCAATAACTGAAACACTACTGTCGCCCATTTTTATGTTGGTTGCTGCATTGTAAGAATCTGAATACGCTTTTGCTTGTTCTTTATTTTCATAAAATTTTGGCAAAAACTGTTCTGCGAAGTCACTTTTTAAAAGCCACAGCATATTATTTACCTTCGTCTTTGTTTGAGTTTGATGATTCCGTTGGAGCAACTGGATTTTCTGCCGCGATCAAGTCCTCATTGGCATCTGCTAGCAGTTTATTCTCATTTTTTAGAATTGCCACGTTTTGATTGTAGTCACTGCCATTAAATTTGGCGGCGGCTCTTTCACGGGTTGTTAAACCATTCTTAATATTTTCCGTGACGGCTTTGGCTTCACTTAATTGATCTACATGCGGTTTGATCACGCCCAAATAATTCGCTTTTTGCCATGCAAGCAACGTATAAAAATCTTCTTTGCGCATGGCTTCCACATAGCCATCGGCTTCTATCACGTGCATTAACACGCTGACGGTAAACCATTCTTTGAAAATTCTAGAACTGAATTGGTTTGAAAAACTCGATCGATATTTTTCAATAAATATTCCATGCTCAATCGTAGCTTGGCGACTCGCACTGTAATTTTGATCGAATTTAAGTAAAACAATTTCTGGGGGAATACCCTTTGCAGCACACAAGAAATTTATCATACATTCCACAAAGGTTTTAAAATTGACATTAGGTCTGTCGGTTTTAAAGCTTGTTGGTTTTTCACCATAATTTAATTCATGAATAATCATTCCGCCAGGCATCATGCTGATGGGCGGCCTAGCAACAGAAGAAGTCGGTACTGTTATGCGTTTTTGAACGCCTTCCAGTGGCTGACTACCTGCAATATTTTGCGTTTTTTCCACCATCATTGCGAGTGAGGCATTGATTTTTGCGGCGATCAACTCAAAATCTGTGTACTGACAAACGTATTCTATTTCTTTAACAATCGAGGCAATAAACGGCGTACCACGCACTTTTCCAGCGGCTAACGGTTCCCAGTAAATTAATCCTGCCATTTGGCGGCCAGTTTTTTCTCCAAAACGAGCAATTCTTACTGGTTCTGTAAGCGCATAAAAATCATCGTCCTGTTGTACCCAGTAAGCCACTTGTTCGCCGTAGGAATTAATCTCTACGCCGTCAATAATTTTATTGTTACTTAAAGGAGCCACCGTCAATATGGATCCTACACGTCTGGCATTGATAATATCGATTTTTGGAAGCCCAGTTTTTTTGTCCGCTCTATTGATATAAAGAACGTCGCCTTCTATTAATGCTTCTCTAAAAATAGTTTGTTCTAATTCGCCCAAGGCTTTTATGCCTTGTTGGTCTGGCATTTGACTACCCGACCACAATTCATAATAAGATTCTGTTTTTAATTTCCACTCATTGAAGTAATTCTCAGCCTTTTTTAATTTCAAGACATTCTGATCTGGCGAACATTCAACTTGCAGACCTTTGTTGATAATGTTTGTGACCATGCCATCAATCAACATGGTGACAAAAAGATTGGTCTGGTACATGCGGCGCATTTTTTCACGCAACAGGTAATAAGGAACGCCGCTAATATTGGTGAATTCAATACCACTGACATTGTTTTTGGTGGCTTTTACCGCGTTGGAAACAAATTCAAATATTGCGGTTATTGGAACGTCTTCTATGTGCAATAGTTCCTTTTTCTCTTCAGGAATGAGTTCTTGCTGAGCAGGAATATTTTTTTTATTTAAAAAATTGGATAATATCATAAGCTTTCAACTATTGCACAATCTACGAGTGGATTAAAATAAAAATTAATTGGTTTAATTGGAACGCCCACGGTCACTTGATTTCCATTCTGTTTGAGCGTTGCCACGCTTAATTCACTAACGAGAGATTCTTGCAGCTTCTGCAGCATCTCAATCGGCTGACGTTTAACCGTGTTTTGAATGTTAGAAGTATTGATCATGTACTCTTTAGCAATTAACGAATTCGTAATTGCGGCGGTTACTTGATCTAATTGCGTTTGAATCTCTGCTACACTTCTCATTATGGCACCGTAGAAAAAGGTTAATGTTCATTTTCAATTAAAGTAAAGAATTGTTCCACAGTCAACTCAGGATTGTTATATTTTTCTCTCATGGCGTCTATTAAGAAATCCAACGCAACGTAATTGTAGACTCTACAGTCTAACGCGTGATTGTCAACGTGTTGCGTGGCCTTTGCCCATTCGTAACCAATAACTTGTCCCTTTGAATTCAATTTCATGAATTTTTTTTCTGAAGAATATTGCTTAAAAAACTCGTCTGGATAGTCTTGCGGATAAAAACAATAGCCGTGCGGAACGACTTTGTCTTTAATTTCTAGATGCAAAAACCCATGCAAACGGTCTTTATAAATGTCTACAATCGCATTAACTCCCACTAAGCCGCCATAATTATCAATGTCTCGCTTGTAATAAGGAGATTTAACAATGCCATTTTTAGGTGGAGCCGTACCCTTGATCGGGTACATTCCAGATTTGTAGCCCACGCAAAATGAATAAACCGTGTTTGCTGAATAACCGCTATCAATCATGACGGCTCTTACTTTTTTTATTTGATTCAACTCTGCCACATAATTATCAAAATCTAGCCACACTTGACTGTCTGGACGCAACGCATCTCCTCTGAACGATCTCCAGTCAATGGAATAGCTTACGTAGTTATCTGCCCAGCCCACTACTTCCAAGTCTATCCGGTCTTTGTGCAAGTCTGCCCCTATTGTTAAGAATTTAACGGGGTCGGGAATTGTGCCAGCCAGATAATCAATTTTATTTTTGAAAATTGTTGTGTAGAGAATACTTTCTCCAGTTTCCTCGTAAGATTCTCCCAAAACAGTATTCACAAAAGTTTTCATCCTGTCATTGGACTTAATGGCCTCTAGGAAGTCCCTAACCACACTTGACCAGGAATACGTGCTTGGCGGACTGTACAGGCCGCTTAAATGATAGCTCCTGAAGGTAGGATCGGAAGATGTTGCGGTTGCGCGCCACTCGCCGCGCTGCAAAAACCACGCTTTATCAGAATTTTTCCACAAACCGCCACAGTGTGGGCAAACGTAGTGGACGCTGTCTTCGATTAAATTTCCAAAATTGTCCAGGTCATAAATTAATTTTCCACCTTTAGCAGAATTGAATTCTAATGTCTGCATCTCTCCACAGTGTTTGCACGGAACAAAATATTTGCGTTGATCACCGCGTAGGTACAAGGCCTCAATTTTGCTAACGCCTTTTAAGTGAGGCGTGCTTATGTAAAGAATTTTGCGTGATTGCTCAAACGTGTTAGTTCGCTTTTTGGCTAACGATATCGGATCGCCTTCTTCGCCGGCTTCCAATTTGTAGCCATCGACTTCGTCCATTAACAAAATCTTAATTGTGAACGAACGTAATTTTGTAGGATTAATCGCGCCCACGGCCAATAAAAATCCGCCAGGGAATTCTTTTTTGCTTTTTGTGTTACCGGTTGCGCTACCGGAACTACTTTGACTTTGAATCTTGTGTGAAAGGTTAGAAGATTCCAACATGCGGTTAACACGCACTTCCACGGCTTGTTCAACCAACGTCTTGTCCGCGCTTACAAACATCATGGGGGCGGGAGAATGGTCTATCACATAGCCTATTATGTTTTCTAAAATTCCTGTTGTTGCGCCGATTTGTGCGCCTTTCATGAAGGCTACTTCACGTATTGGACTGATATCAGAGAAGCAATCCATAATTTCGACGTTGTATGGAAAGCGGAAGTTTTCCCAAGGACCGGGCATTGCTGTTAATTCGGGCGGCATGTAGCGCGTTCTTTCAGCCCATTCGCTGACTTTTAATAAAAGTTTTTCGTCGGTTAATGACGCTATGCAATTGTGTAAAAATTCATTATCGTTATTATTCGCCCAGGGTTTTATCATTCTGTGGCTCTTTTAACTGTTTCATAATTTCATTCTTTGAACCTGAAATTATTTTTGAAATTAACTTCGTTATGATTTGTTCGGATTCTTTTACCGCGGACACTTGATCTGCTTTGAGTAAATCGGCTATGTGGCTCACAAAGCTCAGTGGACACTCCAACAATCTTTTGTTCATTAGGTCGATTAAACCAAAGACCATTTTCAAAAGATCACGGCTTATCAGTTCTCCACGAGATTCTTTTAGCGCATTCATTTTGATTTCATTCTCGGTTACGATTTTTTGACTTTTGATGATTGCGAGGAACGCTGGGATGTTGTTGTAGCGAACACAGATGTCTTTTATCGTTAACGCTTCAAATTCTTTTACTGACAAAACGTCTGTGCCAAGATCAATCTCTTCTGGATAGACATCTCTTTCTAGAGGATTTGGCTTTCCCGATTTTAATTTGTCAAAAACTCTGTGTTGTTCGCGTGCGTCTTCTGCTGATAAACTCATAATTCAAACTTTTATTAAAAATATTTTTTAATCCTAATGGGGAAAGTTGCTCATGGCAAACGTAAAATTCACAGGTCTTGAGAGTTTTAAAAATAAATTAAAAAAACTGGAAGCACGTTATCCGGAATTAAAGAGAGATACGCTTAACGATCTCGCTTTTATTTCTCGTAGTACTGCACAGAAAAATATTTCTAAAGAATTTATAATTCGTAACAACTTTACAACGGGGAGCGTCCGGGTCAACAAAGCGACGGACGCTAAAGGAAGTTATGCAGAAATGGGAAGTGTACAAGACTACATGAGAATTCAAGAACTCGGCGACACAGAAAAGATTTCTAGCATCCCAACGAACGCTGCTCGTGTCCAAAAATTGAAGGAGAAGCGGATAATCGTTCCGCTACGCTTAAGTAAGCTTGGAACCTTACCCCACATAGCGGCTGGGAAAAAGAATGCAATGATAGCGATTAAAATCGCTGCGAAGAAATCTGGAAAAATTAAACCGATGGTTTTGAATATCAACGGACGTCCGGGCATTTTTAGATTAGAAGGTCCGAGAAAAAAATTAAAATTATTTAAAATTCATGATCTGTCCAGGAAGCATGTGGAAATTAAAAAGAAACCATGGCTTACTCCTGCAGTCCAAAAAACTGAAAAGTTTGCTCAACGCGTTTTTGTTAGAAACGCGAATAAATACTTCAAAAAATAGGAATTGCTAGGCTGATTTATTTTTAGTCTGTATATACCATATATGGTTTAATTGTTCATAAATAGTGCAGAATAGAAAAAAATAAAAATGTTTACGGAGAGGGCGAGTCCCAAAGAGAAT